GTTCTACTATGTGTTCGACCTGATCGCATGTTCTGATTTTCGCAATGAAGAATTCGGTCGGATCTTTGATGCCTATGAGTATGAGCAATCAACGCAAATCCTAGGGTTCATTAACTACTTGGGTATGACAGGTCAGTTAGATCTACCTGAGAACTTTGACCTGTTCGCTGATGTTGAAACTCTAGAGCAAGCAGTAGAGAAGTGGAATGATTATCAGGACTTGATGAACACTTCCACGCTGGCATAGGTAACAACAAAGGGGAATGAGATGCGCCTCTATAAAGACACTCACTGTTCCACACTTATTCTAACATAAAACACGAAAAATGTCCAAGTCTGTGATGCTTTCTCTTCTTGCTCAGGGTAACACTGGCAGCGAGATTCTGTCGATTCTTGATACTCTCGCTGCTGAATCTGTGAGTGATACTGAGGAGAGCACTATCGAGTTCTGATTGTTAACAACTGTGCGTCCCCTGGTTGACACTGGGGGGCGTTTATGTTATACTCGTAGATATCAGTGCGGGCCAGTGTTTTGCCGCCCGTTGTTGATGGCGTCGTGGCGGCGTTGCGTTAATTAACCCCCGTATTAAAAAAAGCAAACATCCCTAATCTATAACAACTCCGTACCACGGCATCGATATATTTCTCTTATAAAAAAATTTTCCGGAATTATAATGAGACACAAAAACCCCCCGCCACCCCTATTGGAACTTTTGGAAGGTTGTTTTTGTTGGTTGGTTAATACGACATCCCGATAAGGTTTTCCGAATCATTGGAATACCTATTGGGATTCTTATTGTAATGATATATAATGCGGTAATCAAATAAAAGAGTTAGAAAAAATTTCCCGGAAAAAAAATTTATATGGAAAAGATTTATCACATATATGCAAAGGATAAGTGTATATCTCATTCAGTAAAAGAAGAAGACTTTGATAAGGTTTGGAAAGAGATAAAAGGTATGATTGGTCTTATGAAAACTGACTATTCAGTAGAGGATCTTTCTTATGAGGAAGTGGTCATAAACAAAGAAGTAATACTTAACTCTTCCCATTGACAAACACATATATAAACTGATAAAATTGATTTTGAAGGTTATTTCAACTTATGGCAAAAGGATTTACTGTTAAAGCAACTGCACCAAAGCCCAGTGAACAGACATGGGACTATGATGCAATTAAAGAAAGGATGCGAGGAAAGTCAATTGTATTCTGCCTGCCTGGTAGAGGATGCTCGTTTATTTTTCTGAAAGCATTTGTACAACTATGCTTTGATATGGTACAGAATGGAATGAGTATTCAAATTTCTCAGGACTATTCTTCTATGGTGAACTTTGCACGTTGTAAGGTACTTGGTGCAAATGTTCTTCGTGGACCAAAGCAAATTCCTTGGGATGGAAAACTGCAATATGATTATCAACTTTGGATTGACTCGGATATTGTCTTTGACACTAACAAGTTCTGGCAACTCTGTGATCTTGCTCTGAATGAAGAAGGAGAAGAGAAGGAGATTGTTGCTGGATGGTATGCAACAGAAGATGGTCACACAACCTCTGTCGCACACTGGTTAGAAGAAGATGACTTCCGCAAGAATGGCGGGGTGATGAATCATGAAACCGTTGAGTCTATCTCAAAGCGTCGGAAGCCATTTACTGTGGATTACACTGGATTTGGTTGGGTTCTGATTAAGAATGGCGTCTTTGAAAATCTCGAATACCCTTGGTTTGCTCCTAAGATGCAAGTCTTTGAATCTGGTGCAGTTCAAGATATGTGTGGAGAAGATGTTTCATTCTGTCTTGATGCAAAAGAGGCAGGTTTTGAAATTTGGTGCGATCCTCGGATTCGAGTGGGACATGAAAAAACTCGCGTAATCTGATTAAACATTATATAAAGGAGAAAAGATTAAATGGCAAAAGGTGGATCTAACAAAGTAGTATTTGAGCCTGGTACTCCTAAGAAGACTCGTCAGGGACGTTCATCACGTACATTATTGAGTGCAACGTCTCGTAATGGACGTAAGAAAAAATATCGTGGTCAAGGTAAATAATAATATTCAGAGTGCTTAAATAGACTTAGGCACTCTTTTTTTATGTTTTCAGAAAAAGAACTTCATATTTTAAATTGGATTCAAAAAGTTTCGAAAATTAGAACTGAATTAAAAGGTTTTGCAATTTGTCCTTTTGCAGCAAAGTCAAAATATCGCATTGTAGAGTGCTCTGCAAGCGCCATAGAGCCCATTCAAGACATGGATGTGGTAATCTACATCATAGAAGATGCATTTAATCTCAATGAGGTTCAGCAATGGGTTGGTGTTTGCAATTCAAAGTATGAAGGATGGAAGTTTTTTGAAGATTGTGGTGCATATAAGACATACATTAATGGGATTCAGACAAACAATGGTAAATATAACTTGATTTTAGGGCAACCAACTAAGAAATTGCGTAAATTTAGAGAAAACTTAGCAAAAACATCATACTATGAGATGTGGGATAAGAACTATTTGAAGGAAATACTTGAAGATGATTATGATATCATTGAAACACGGGATAGCAACCCCGTAAAAAGTTCTGATTTAACAAATCAGGAGCAAAACAATGACCAAACAAGTCGATAAAGACGAAACTTTTATGAAAAATGAGTGGGGAACTCAGTATTTGTCAAGTGAATATGGTTGGGAGACTAAAATTCAGAAGCCAAAAATGCTTCGTGAGATCGCAAATGATGATTTGACTCCCAAAAAACACGATTTTTATCATCAAAATGAAATTCATGAAAAAATTCGCAATGATGAGGACTATGATGATTGGGAATATGGCACAGAACCGCTTTATGAATCTAAATAACGCTAATAAATAATATAGATTTTATAAAATTTATAAATTTTATGCCTGTCGAACGGGTAAGTAAAGGTTTTAAAGATTTAAGTATGACTTTTCAGGTTAATCCTGTTAGTTTTGACATGATTGCAATTAAAAATGAAAATGCAATTGCCCGTTCAATCAGAAATTTGGTTTTTACTCTTCCCGGAGAAAGATTTTTTAATCAAAATTTGGGATCAAGAGTAACTCAATCTCTTTTTGAGAATATGGATGGCATTAATGCATCTATCATTAGAGATGAAATTGAAAATACAATCAAAAATTATGAGCCAAGAGTGAAGTTAATAGATGTAATCGTAGAACCTAATTACGATGATAATGAATTTAATGTGATCATAAACTTTCGTATTATTGGAATTGAAGCTCTTCCACAACAATTATCATTCGCACTGCAGCCAACACGATAATGGCATTAGTTAATTTCACAAGTCTAGATTTTGATCAAATAAAGACTTCGATCCGTGAGTATCTCAGATCGAATTCTGATTTTACTGACTATGATTTTGAAGGATCAAATCTTTCAGTATTAATTGATATTCTAGCATATAACACATATATCTCCTCATATAATGCTAATATGATTAGCAATGAGGTTTTTATTGATAGCGCAACACTGAGAGAAAATGTAGTTGCTCTTGCTAGAAATATTGGTTATGTTCCCAAATCCAGAACAGCAGCAAGGGCATCAATTTCATTCTTTGTAGATACTACAAACTTCTCCATAAAACCACTTACTTTAACATTAAATAAAGGTGTTGTATGTGCATCGGCAAATGTGTTTGGAAATGAAAGTTATAGTTTTGCTATTCCAAATGATATAACAGTTCCAGTTACTAATGGAATTGCTTTTTTTGAGGGTGTCGAAATTTATGAGGGAACATTTTTAACTTCAAACTTTGTAGTCCCCTCTGGTACATCTTTTGAAACCCAAAGATACATTCTTGATAATGCAAACATTGATACATCAACTATTTCAGTAACAGTCAGAGACACCCAATCAAGTACATATTCTAGAAAATTTGTTTTATCCAATAATTTACTTTCGGTAAATTCAAAATCAAGAGTATTCTTTATACAAGAAATAGAAGATCAAAGATATGAGTTAATTTTTGGTGATGGTATATTTGGGGAAAAACTATCTGCTTTAAATTATATTAATGCCTCTTACATTATTACGAGTGGAGAATCAGGAAATGGAATATCTTCATTTACATTCAATGGTAGAATTGTAGACAATAACAATGGTCTCGTCACTAATGGAATTTCTCTGGTAACAACAAATACTGCATCTCAGGGAGGAAAAGAAATTGAATCCTTGGATTCAATTAAAAAGTATGCTCCAAGAGTTTATTCATCTCAAAATCGCGCAGTAACTGCAATGGATTATGAAACCATTATACCAAGAATTTATCCAGAAACTCAATCAGTATCAGTATTTGGTGGAGAAGATCTAGATCCACCTCAGTTTGGAAAGGTGTTCATTACTATCAAACCATCTTCTGGGTCATACATTCCAAGTTCAATAAAAGATAATTTAAAAAAAGAACTTAGAAAATATAGTGTTGCGGGAATTGTTCCAGAAATTCTTGACATAAAATACCTTTATGTTGAAGCTGACATTACTGCCTACTACAATCCCAATCTTGCACCAAATTCAGAGTATGTTAAAACTTTAATATCAAATAATATTAATTCATATACAAATTCTACTGAATTGAACCGCTACGGTGCGAAATTTAAATATAGCAAATTCCAAAAAATTATAGATGATAGTCATGAATCTATTACTTCTAATATTACAAAAATTCAAATTAGAAGAAATTTAAATCCAAATCTAAATCGGTTTGCTAATTATGAACTTTGTTATGGAAATTCTTTTCATATTAAGAGTATGGGAGGATATAATATAAAATCCTCTGGATTTACAATAAGTGGAATACAAGAAACTTGCCATCTATCAGATCTACCAAATTCGAATAAAAAGACAGGCACAATTTTTATATTTACGAACCCCGACTCAATTAATCCAGTAATTCAAAATAAATCAGTTGGAACCATAGATTATGAAAAAGGTGAGATTATACTTAATGAAATTCAAATAATATCTACATCAAAAACTTTTAATGGAGAACCTATAATTGAAATTGCTGCGATTCCATCTTCGAATGATGTTATCGGAAAACAGGATCTTTATTTGGAACTAGATATTAATAACACAACCTTAAACATGAAAATTGATGATATTTCTTCTGGTGCAGATATTTCTGCATCTTTATATGATTCCACCATAAGTTACACAAACGGTAGTCGCGTAAGAAAATAAAAAACATGGTAGTTACAAGAATCAAAATTAGTTCAGTTGTTGAAAATCAACTTCCATCTTTTGTAAGAGATGAATTTCCACTTGTAAATGAATTTTTATCTGAATATTATAGTTCACTTGAATATCAAGGTGGTGTATTAGATCTTTTGCAAAATATAGATCGATACATTAAATTAGATCAACTTACTAATCTTGTAGATTCCACAACGATTACATCTGAAATTAATCTTGGCGATGCCACAATAAATGTACAATCGACAAAAGGATTTCCGGATTCTTATGGATTATTAAAAATTGGGTCCGAAATTATTACGTACAAATCCAAAACCAATACTTCATTTAATGAATGTGTTAGAGGATTTAGTGGGGTAATTTCTCACCAAAATCCATTAAAACCAGATAATTTGATTTTTACAACATCAGCAAGAGAAGAACATGTGAATGGTTCTTCTGTTTTGAATTTAAGTATTTTATTTTTAAAAGAATTTTATAAAAAAGTAAAAAAACAATTTTCGCCAGGATTTGATGAAAGAGATTTATTTTCAAATTTAAATCAGAGTCTTTTTATAAAGCAAGCGAAGGACTTTTATTCTTCAAAAGGGACCGACCAATCCTTTGAAATTCTTTTTAGATCTTTATATGGAGAAGATGTTGAGGTAATTAAACCAAGAGATTATTTGTTTACTCCATCGGATGCACAATATAGAATTACAAAAGATTTGATTGTAGAAGAAATTGAAGGTAATCCTTTTGATCTTCTCAACAGAACTCTTTATCAAGATGAAGATTCTTATTTTAAATCGACTTTTGGATCGGTTAATAATGTTGAGAAAGTATCTAGGGGTGGAAAAGATTATTATGCTATTAGTTTAGATTATGATCCCAATGTAGATTTAGAAAAAGATTCTCAACGTTCTGATTTTTCTATTCACTCACAAACAAAATTAGTTACATCTTGCTCAATTGGATCAGATGTTATAGATGTTGATTCTACAATAGGATTTCCAAATTCTGGATTTTTAGTTGCAGATTTATCTAACGGAACATCTCTTACCATTTCATACACATCAAAGTCATACACACAATTTTATGGATGTACTGGAATAGATCAGGAGTTAATTTCTGGGCAAAATATTAGAATTAATTCATATGCCTATGGATTTGTTGGATCAGACGTTGTTAAAGTAAGAGTCACCGGAGTTTTATCTAATTTAAATTATGGTGTTGATACCAAGTATCATGATGAAGGAGAGTCTATTCAAATAAAAACTATTGGAAAAGATTCTAATGATGTAAGAGCAAATAACTGGATTTTTAATATTGCCACAACATATGATATTGACACTCTAACATTAACAGATTTAGTAAATTTTTCTTATAGAATTGTAACAATAGATAATCATAGCATATATGTTGGGGATAGTGTAAAGTTAATTTTCACCGATAGTACCGAAGTAGTATCTTCGGTAGTTGAAGTTTTAAATCAAAAATCTTTCATTATTGCAGATCAAGGACAAATTGACGTAAACAAAAAATATAAGGTTCAAAAATTAATATCCAAGACAAATGCTTTAAATTTTTCATCATCTAATATTTACAGCACTAATGTACAGAATACATATCAAGATGGAAAAAACTCTTTTTATGTAACTTCATCTTCTCTACCAAGTTACTTGAATCAGTCATTATTGGTAAAAGATAGGTCTGTAACTTTCTCCGGATTCTTTAATGGTGTAGATTTAGTAATCGGAAATCATGGATTCTATACAGGAGATGCTGTTTTTTATTCTGCAGAGTCAGTCTCTAATAGTCTAGGTATTCAAGATCAAATTTATTTTGTCAATAGAGTAAATTCAACAACAATTAATTTATCTAGAAGTAGATCTAACCTTTACGAAGACAAATTTATTTCATTTAATGCTACTGTCACAAATAATAAATTAGTTTTTAATGATTTTTATAACCAAACTCTTGATAATCAAAAATTAGTAAGAAATATTTTATCGCCAGAAATTGCGTCAAATTCTACTGAGACCTCCCCAGGACCGATAGGAATTTTAGTTAATGGAGTTGAAATATTAAATTATAAATCAAGAGACAGTCTTTTTTATGGACCATTGGAGGAGATAAATGTTTTATCTCCTGGATCAAATTATGATGTTATAAATCCTCCCATTCTTTCAATATCAGACCCTGTTGGATTTGGAGCAACTGGATTTTGTGAAGTTGAAGGGGAGTTTGAAGAAATACAAGTTATTGATGGTGGTTTTGATTACATAACAGAACCTGTAATTAGTGTTACTGGTGGTTCTGGGTCGGGAGTTCAAGCAAAGGCTCAACTCATTGATTTTAGTCATGCTGTTTCTTTTAATGCAACATCTTTCGGAGATGTTAATCTCACCAATGACACAATTACATTTTCAAATAACCACAAATTTAGAAATGGTGAAGTAGTTATCTATGACCCAGAAGGTCAACAGTCTGTTGGTGGATTGAGCACAAATTCCACTTATTATATCTCAACGCAAACAGAAAAGCAGATAAAAATTCATACTAATGCAAATGATGCACTTACAAATACAAATCCAATAAATCTCACCTCATATGGTGTTGGTAATCATAGACTTATTTCGGTTCAATTAAAGAAAAAGATTTCTTCTGTTATACTAACTAATAAAGGAACAAAGTATAAGAATAGAAAAATTTCAATAAGTCCAGTAGGAATTAATACATTTTCAAATATAATTGAAGCAAAAAACCATGGATATTCAACGGGAGATATAATTGTTTATTCCACAACCGGCAGTGAAATTGGTGGGTTGCAAAATGGAAAATCTTATTTTGTAACTTCTCTTGATGAAAATTCCTTTAAACTATCTAATGTTGGAACATCAAGCACTATTGGAATAGGGTCAGCTATTGTTGGTGTATCAACTTCCCTAGATTTCTATTTTAAAAATAAACAGTATGTTAATCTCTCAGGTAAAGGAACAGGAAATCATATTTTTAACTATCCACAAATTAATGTATCGATTAGTGGAAAAATAGGAGTCTTCTCTCCATCGGGAACAGATTATCAAGCTGTTTTACAACCAATTGTAAGGGGACAAATTAAATCTGTATTTTTAGAGTCTGGTGGAACTAATTATGGATCTGAAAAAATTCTAAACTTTAATAGACAAGCCTCAATAACACTCAAAAGTGGTCAAGGTGCTGAGGTAATTCCAGTTTTATCGAATGGAAAAATAGTACAAGTTTTAATCACAAATCCTGGATCTGGTTACAATTCTCCACCAACTTTAATTGTTTCTGGTCCTGGAATTGGAGCAAAACTAACTCCCATTATTTCAAATGGATCTTTAACAGAAGTAAAGGTTATAAATGGTGGAGTTGGGTATGATACTGCATTAATTAATGTTGTTTCCTCTGGAACAGGCGCAGAATTTAAATCTGTCCCCCAAAAATGGACTGTGAATTTGGTTGAAAGAAATATTCAAAGCAATCAAATTACAGATGATGATGGAATAATTGATACTGGGATCAATTCAAATTATGGGTTACAATATACACATCTATATGCTCCAAGAAAATTAAGACAAACTATTTTTTCCCGTGAAGTTATAAATGGTCAAATTTCATATTTACCTGACTTAAAGATAGAAAATGGAAAAGAATCTCTTTCAAATACACATTCACCAATTATTGGGTGGGCATATGACGGCAATCCAATATATGGACCATATGGATATTCAACAATAAATGGAGGATCTGTAAAACCAATAGAATCTGGATATTACCTATCTTTAAAACCAAATAGACCATCAACTTCAATTTTTCCAGAGGGATTTTTTGTCGAAGACTACTCATACAGGTCAAGAGGAGACTTAGATGAGTACAATGGTAGATTTTGTGTAACTCCGGAATTTCCAAATGGAGTTTATGCTTATTTTGCAACTATTGATGGGTCTGGCGTTGAATCATCTCCACCTTTTAGAAATTATAGAAAACCAGTTTTTCCATACTTTATTGGTAACAGTTACAAATCAAAACCAAATCAGTATAATTTTTCTCCTCTGTCAAATCAAGATAATATTGATCTGAAAAATACTACATTTTTTAGAAACACTACTCCATATAATTTATTGGATAAAAATAGTGGATATGACTTTATAGTAAATTCAAATAATATTAAGAGACAAAATTCTATTGTAAGGTATGTAAAACCAGGAATTGTGGATTCTATTGGTATTAAAACCGGGGGATTCAACTATAAAATTGGAAATAAAGTTATTTTTGACAATTCAAAATCTGGGGGACAGGGAGTATCAGCTGAGGTTAACTTACTAAACGGAAAACAAATAAGAAACATCAGTGTTAACTCGGTTTCCATTAGTGGAGTTGAATTTATTTCAAATCCACAAGGTATTATTGGGTTTGCTACATCACCACACAATCTTTCTATTCCATCTAATAATGTTATAATTACAGGATTAAACACTTCTACCTCAAATCTAAATGGAAATAATGTTGTTGGTGTTAGATCTGAGACCTTTTTACTTTCTGTTGGAGTTGGAACAACAGGATCTACTGGTATAGTAACTTATTTCAGTGTTTTTGGTCCTCTCGATTTTCCTAATATTAGAGAAAATGATGTTTTAAAAATAGATTCTGAGAAATTAAAAGTATTAAATATTGATCGTGAATCATCAAGAATAAGAGTTTTAAGAGAATATGAAGGGTCAACTGGATCTTCTCATACAGTATCATCTTTAATATATGAAGATTCTAGAAAATTTACAGTTTCTTATAATCCAAGAATTGATTTAAAATCAACAAAATATAATAAAGAGATTTATTTTAATCCCCCAGAATCTATTGGAATTGGAACAACATCAGGAATAGGAATAGGTGCAACTTTATTTTTCTCAAATCCAGGAGTTGGTGCATCATCTCTCTTCATCCCAACTAGAACAATATACTTGCCAAATCATAATTTATCTACGGGAGATGAATTAATTTACTCATCAAATGGTGGTAATCCAATAACAGCGTCTACAAATGGAATATCAACTTTCCAATTAGTAGATGATCAGATTGTTTATGTAGCCAAAGTAAACGATAGTTTAATTGGAATAGCAACAAATCAGGTTGGAGTAGGTTCTACTGGTATTTTTGTGGGTATAAACAGTTCTGTTACCACAGAAATTTTATATTTTACAGATCCTGGACTTGGAGAAATTCATAGTTTTACAACAAACTATAAAGATATTGTAGTTGGAGAAGTTAATAAAAATTTAGTTACAGTTTCCACTGCTGAGACTCATGGGTTAAATGTTAACGATATCGTAAATATTTCTTGTTTGTCTGGAATATCTACTACTTATGTTATCAAATATGATGATTACAATAGAAGAATGGTCATTGATCCAAAATCATTTATATCCGGAGATGTAGATGCTTCTAATGACACGATTCAAATTCTTTCTCATGGGTATATTACCGGACAAAAAGTTATTCATACTTCATCTTCCCCTGCCGGTGGTCTTGAAAATGGAGAAATTTATTTTGTTGTAAAAGTAGATAATAATAGATTAAGACTAGCAAAAACTTATTATGATTCGACATTAAGCGATCCGAATTATGTTAATATAACTAGTGTTTCCTCTGGAACATTATCGCTTGTAAATCCTCCAATTACAGGAACCAGAAATCAGCAAATTATTTTTGATGTATCAGATTCATCTTTATCATATAATATAAGTTTTAATAAGTATCCAGCATTTAAATTTGATATATACACAGATTCTTCTTTTGATACTACTTTTGATTCTAGAAAAAAGACTGGTGAATTAAATATTATTAGAAATGGTATATTGGGAGTAGATGCAAATGCTACTGTTACAATCAATCTTTCAAATGATGTTCCAAATACACTTTATTATCAACTGACTCCCGTTGATTATGATACAAATAATATTACAAAACTAGAAATAATATCTGATTCTGAAAATATTTTAGATAATAATAAAATACTTGTAAATCCAAGTATTTATAGTGGTAGACATTCAATTTCAGGAATCGGATCAACTACATTTTCATATACTATTTTTAATAAACCAGAAAAGTTATCATACACGGATTCAGAAGCTACGCTTTCATATACAACAAATTCTTTAACAGCATCGGGTGGAATTTCTAGTATTAGAATAAATTCTGGTGGATATGGATATGAAAGTTTGCCTGCTATCGTAAGAATAGATTCCTTAGATGGATCTGGCGCTGTAATAGAACCATCAGGATCTACCGTAGGAAGAATTTCTTTAACGGAGATACTCGATATTGGATTTGAGTACTCATCGGATCCATCAATAAGACCTATTGCAAAAATTCCACAAGTTTTAAAATTAAAAACAACATCATCATTTGAAAGAATAGGTATTTCTTCAATAGGAAAACAATATAACATATCTCCGGATCTAATTGTCATAGATTCGATTACAAAACAAATTGTTTCCGATGTTGATCTAAGATATAAACTTGGAGATAAAGAAGTTACTATCTTAAAAAATACAGGTGGAATTAGTAATTCAATTCCAGAAATTATACCAATCAATAATCCAAATGGTGTTGGAATTAATTCAATATCTTATAATGAATCAACAAAAGAAGTTACTGTTGGATTAGCAGTAAGTTATAGTTCTTCTAATGATTATCCATTTTCGGTTGGTGATAAAGTAATTATTGAAAACACTAGAGTTGGATTTTCAACCTCAGCAAAAGGATATAATTCCTCTTCATATGGATATGCTTTGTTTACCTTGAAGGCAATAGATCCAAATATTGGTGGAGCAAATGGAACTGTAACTTATAGTCTAGGAGAATATCTATCATCTGGAGAAAATCCAGGAGTATTTAATTTATCTCTTTCTGCGGGAAGAATTACTCCACAAAAGTTTTTCCCAATATTTGATGTTAAGTTGAAAAAAAATGAACTTAGAATTGGAGAAATAGTTTCTACCGAAACTGCAAGTGGCACAGTTGAAAAATGGTATTTTGATAATGATATATTGGTAGTTTCTACAACTCAAGATTTTAAATCTGGTGATATATTAGTAGGATCTTCATCAAAAACAAAATGCTCAATTGAATTAGTTTTCTCAAATGATGCTGACTATAATATTTCTGCAACATCATTAGTTAAGAGGGGTTGGAACTTAGAGTCTGGATTTTTAAATAATGATTACCAAAGAATACACGATAGTGATTATTATCAATATTTTTCATACTCTTTAAAATCAAAAATTGAGTATGAAGATTGGAAAGATCCTGTCAGTTCAATGAACCACACTGCAGGATTTAAAAAATTCTCAAATTTAATCATTGAATCAAATGACGCATCTTTTAGTGGAATATCAACCGAACAAAACTTGGGAGATTTCACTGCAACTGCGGATATTATTAATGTTGTTGGATTAAACTGTGTTAATGACTTCGATCTTGCAAGAGAAAACAAATTGACAATAGGATCTGATATTATTTCAGATGAAATAATATTAAATTCATCTTCAATTCAAGATTATTTTGAATCTGTTGGAAATAGAGTTTTAGTAATTGATGACATTAGCAGCAGATTTAATAGTAATCCAAGGCCAACTCCTTTTAGTGCAGTAGATTCGTTTGATCTATCAACTGTAAGATCTAAAAAATACATATCATATATTGTAGATAGAAGATTCACTGGAGAAAAACAAATAAGTGTTACTACACTGTTGCATAATGATCTTTTTGGATTCTTAAATCAATATGGAAGAGTTGAAACCGCAAATGATCTTGGTTCATTTGATTTTATCATTAGTGGAAGTGAAGGGCAACTTTTATTCTATCCAACAAAATTCCAAGCAAATGATTATAGTATAAATCTATTCTCATATGATATAAAGAATACTGTCTCTGGAATAGGCACTATCAATCTAGGAGATACTGTAAAAATAAACAGTAGCATCAAAACAATTCCAGTGGGATTTAGCACAACAACTAATTTAGTCAGCTTTGCTTCCACATATAGAGCATCAAAAATTATTGTTCAATATGCAGCGATAGATAATTCTTATTTCGAATATGATGAACTTACTATTATTCACGATGGATCATCTGCTAATATTCTAGAATATGGACAACTATCTACTAATATTTTATCCCCACTTGGATCAAGTGGGATAGGAACTTATAGTGCATATCTTTCGGGGTCGGAGGTAAAGTTAGATTTTACTCCAAATGTAGGATTATCTACATCTTATCATGTCAATTCAATTTTGGTTTCAATAGCAAATACCTCATCATCAGGAATTTCTTCAACAACTCTGAGAACTGGCAAACTAGAATCAGCAATAACTTCTATTGCTTCTTCAACATCACCAACACCCACAGTAGTTTCCGAGTATGAAAATACTTATTCGGCAGCTTATTATATTGCAAGTGTAGAAGATACTACAAATAATCAATATCAAATATCTGAAATTATTGTTGTGGATGATGGAACAACACCATCAATAACTGAATTTGGTATTTTGCACACATCTTCAAATATTGGAAATTTTGATGCTAGCATTTCTGGTGGAAAAACAAAATTAACATTTACTCCAATAGCAAATTCAAATGTTGAAGTAAGAGTTTTCCAAAATTCACTAAGATTTTTTGATGAAAATCTTACAGAATTAATTGATTTTACAAATGCTTTAATTGATACAGGAAGCGGAACTTATGATGGAACAGAATCTGATATAAGAAGAATTTTTGAGTTAACACATAAAGGACTTCCAATATTCAGAAGAAATATTTTAGGAAATTCTTCAACCGTTGTTGATTTGACAAATAACCTTATTAAAATTCCCAACCATTATTTTGTAACTGGCGAAGAATTGAGGTATACCCATTCCGGACAAGGAACTTCACAATCTATTGGTATTTCAACAGAAACAATAGTTGGAGTGGGAACAACTGATAAGTTGCCTCAAACTGTATATGTCATAAAAGTTACCGATGCGGCAATAAGATTAGCATCATCAGCAGAAAATGCTCTTAAAACTGTTCCAATACCTCTTATTATTTCATCTGTTGGAATTGGCACATCTCATGCATTAACTTCTAAAAAACAAAATACAAAAGTTCTGATATCGATCGATAATGTAATACAATCACCTGTTGTATCATCAGCATTGACTTCTATTTTACTGAAAGAAATTTCGTCTATTGATCAAATAATAACAGTTTCTGGAATCACTTCTTTCTTCAGTGGAGATTTGATTGAAATTAATAATGAGATTATGAAAGTTGATGCTGTTGGATTTGGTAGTACTAATGTTTTCTTAGTAAAACGTCCATGGATGGGAACAGGAATATCTTCTCATGCCAATGGATCTCTTGTTAAGAAAATTGAGGGTGATTATAATATAATTGACAATACAATAAACTTTGTTACTGCTCCATATGGATTAGTTCCAATTGGAACATTTACTGATGGACCAAATAATATCGATTATTTGGGAATAAGCACATATTCTAATTTTAGTGGTAGGAGTTTTATAAGATCTGGTATACCAGATACTGATAAAGAACCATATACTAATAACTATATTTTCAATGATATCTCACCACAATTTACCGGATATTCAACTTCATTTATTTTAAAATCAAATGGACAAAATATAACAGGAATTTCGACAGATAATGCTATTATTTTAGTAAATCAAGTTTTCCAAGGTCCAAAGAAACTTGATGCTCCAGTTAGTTTTGTTAGTGATTATGTTCTCAGAGAAAATTCTGGTATAACAAGCATTCAATTCAGTGGATTCATATCTACTACATCATATGATGTAAACAACAATAACTTACCTCGCGGTGGAATAATTGTTTCCGTTGGAGCATCGAAAGGATTTGGGTATCAACCAATTGTAGCAGCTGGTGGAACTGCTATTATTTCTGGATTAGGAACAGTAGCATCTATTAGTATAGGAAACAGTGGGTCAGGATACAGATCAGGTTTACAAGTTGTTAAAGTTGGAGTAAAAACAGAAAATCTGGAAAATGTACAAATTACATATGTTGGAACAGCAACAATCTCCGATGGAAATGTTGTAAGCGTTGCAATTACAAATCCAGGAACAGGATATACAACATCAAATCCACCCTTTGTAGTTTTTGACGATCCTTTAAATTATTTTAATCTACCATTAGTTTATAGCTCTTTAAATCAAGGAATTGGAATTGGTACTGGTGCAAGAGTAAATGTTGTAGTTGGTCAGGGATCAAGTGTCATAGACTTTGAAATCACAAATTTTGGGTATGGATATGGTCAAGGAGAAATTTTAACTGTTGGGGTAGGTGGAACTGTTGGAATACCAACGAACACCTCTTTATCATACAGTGAATTCAATATTACAGTTGATAGAACATTCTCAGATACATTCTCAGGATGGACATTCGGAAATCTTCTTGTCTTAGATTCATTTGACAACTTATTTGATGGTATCAAAAAGTCTTTCCAAATTACTTCCAATGGATCCCCAAGATCTATTAGATCAAGATCTGGTTCTAATATTGATGTTGAATCAACCCTTTTAGTCTTTATTAATGATATTTTACAAGTTCCCGGAGAGGGTTACATATTTGATGGTGGCAGTTTTATCGATTTTACAGAAGCTCCAAAATCAGGAGATAAATCAAAATTACTCTTCTACCAGGGAACTTCTTCTGTCGATGTCACTAATGTTGACATATTAGAAACTATTAAACCAGGAGATATTGTAAGATTGAATGATGACAACATTTCTTATAAACAAAATGATAGACTTGTCACTGATATTATTTCAATCGATACTCTAAAAACTAATCCATATAAGAGTCCAGGTTTATCTGATGATCAAGCATATGTACGTCCTATAATTTGGTGCAAACAAACTGACGATTTATTCATTAATGGAAAAGAGGTTGGAAAAGATAGAGTTTTATATGAACCATTGATTTATCCAAATACAAGGATTATACAGACAGTTGGATCTGCCTCGACGATAATTTTTGTTGAAAGTGTAAAAACTTTCTTTGATAGTAATAAAGAAAATTATTCGGGACAAAACAGAATTAGATTAGTTTCACAAGAAAATATTGTGGGAGCATCAGCAACTGCAATCGTATCGATTGCAGGGACTATTTCCTCAATTTCAATTACAAATTCTGGACTTGGATATACATCTGCACCAACTGTTATTGTTGGTAATCCAGTTGGTCTTGGATCTACACAAAGAGCATTAGCAACCTCAACTATATTTGATGGATCTGTAACTTCTATTCAGGTATCTTTCCCTGGAACTGGATATACTTCTTCAACTCCACCATCAGTTTTGATAGATTTTCCAAGATCTTCATATTTTATAGAAGACATATTATCAATTTCTTACAGCGGTGATTTTGGAATTATTTCTGGAATTTCAACAACTACTGTTGGAGTAGCATCAACAGGAATTATTTTTGATCTTGTAATACCACAAGATTCTTTCCTAAGAGATACCTCTATTGTTGGTACTGCACTGACAGTAAGTGGAATTCAAACTGGATATTATTTTGTTGTTTATAATTCAAATGTTGGCAGTGGAGTTACTTCACTAAGATCTGATGGTTCTATTGTAAGCATTGGAAGTTCATTCCTAGATAATGTCTATTATGCATCCAAAGTTTCAATTGCACAAACAAGTGTTTCCGGATTTGGAGTAACTTATGTTGCAAAAGTAACTGTCAGTGTTAGTGATTACAACGGACTCAGTGGAATTGGTTATAGTAGTTTCTTTGGAGAGTATAGTTGGGGTAGAATTTCTGCACCATCTAGACCAAATCCCAAAAACTTTACTTATTATAATAATGGACTACTGGGAATTTCTACTTCTCCAATCGTTGAAAGATTTAACCCTCTTAAATATTCAAATTATAATTAATAAATAGATAAAAAATCGCAAAATGTCTGCAATTATAACTGATCAACTTAGAATTTTAAACGCTAAGAATTTTGTAGCGGCTGCAACCTCAGATACTAATAATTATTATTCTTTTGTTGGGTTGCCGAACGCTACTGATTATTCTTCAACCTGGGATGCAAATCCTCCTGCACCTAAAGATAGTTTTGAGCAAGAAAATGATTATTGGGACACTATGGTAGCCCTTAAAAAAATTCCTGCTGGCAATGTTAATCAAGTTGTAAGAAAAAATACTTGGACATCTGGCATAACATATGATATGTATCGTCATGATATAAGTAGAACAAACACATCAAAACCATCAGAAGCAACTAATTTATATCTCGCAAATTACTTTGTAATTAATGATGACTTTAAAGTTTATATTTGTTTGCAAAATGGAACTGATCCAGGAAACCCATCTGGTAGACCTTCACTAGACCAACCAACATTTGTAGATCTAGAACCCAGAGCAGCTGGTGATAGTGGAGATGGATATATTTGGAAATACTTATACACAATTAAACCAAGCGAAATTGTAAAGTTTGACTCAACAAATTATATTCCTGTTCCAAAAAATTGGGATACTAGTTTAGAAAATTCAGCAATAAGAAATAATGCAGCAACTAGTGGTCAATTAAAAATAGTAACAATAAAAAATCGTGGAGTTGGACTAGGAACAGCAAATAGAACTTATACAAGAGTTCCTATTAAGGGAGATGGGCAGGGAGCAGAGGCAACAATTGTAATAAACAATGAATCAAAAGTAGATTCAATAACTGTCTCTAACGGAGGTTCTAATTATACGTATGGAACAGTAGATTTAGTTGCTGGGGGAGTTCCAACAGGATCAACTTCTCCAATTTTTGATGTCACAATTCCACCCAAAGGTGGACATGGATATGACATTTATAGAGAACTAGGTGCATATAATGTTCTTATTTTTTCTAGAATAGAAAATGATATTGAAAATCCCGATTTTATTACAGGTAATCAAATATCTAGAATTGGAATCGTTGAAAATCCAGAAAGTTTTGGATCATCTTCACAATTAACAAGCGACAAAGCCAGCGCACTTTATGCAATTCGATTAGTTGGGTCTGGTTATAGTTCGGCTGTTTTTACTCCCGATTCTAGAATTACGCAAACGATTGGAATAGGGTCAACTGCTGTTGGTAGAGTAGTTTCTTATGATCAAACAACAGGTGTTTTAAAATATTGGCAAGATAAATCTTTGGTTGGATTTAATAGTAATGGAACGCAAAATTCATCCCCAATATATGGATTTAATGTTAATAGATTTACAGCATTTCCATCTAATGGAGGTTCTATAAACGTAGTTGGTGGGTCTTTAACTTTACAGATAGGAACAAGTTTTTCTGGTGTATCTACCACAATAAATAGTAGAACATACTATCTTGGCCAATTATTTGCCAATGGACTTTCAAATCCAGAAGTTAAAAAATATTCTGGCAATATAATTTATATTGACAATAGACCTTCGATAACAAGGTCTGCAAATCAAAAAGAAGATATTAAAGTTATTTTGCAATTCTAAAGACTCATGCCACAAGAAACGAACCTTAACGTCTCCCCCTATTTTGACGATTTTGATGAAGATGAATCATATCATAAAGTTCTTTTTAAACCAGGATATCCTGTTCAGGCAAGAGAGTTAACAACTTTACAATCAATATTACAAAACCAAATTGAAAAATTTGGAACTCATTTTTTTAAAGAGGGATCTGTTGTTATTCCCGGTAATGTAACATATAAAAATGATCTCAATAGTGTTAAACTGGAAAATACATTCGGTGGAATATCATCAGATTTTTATTTGAGTGTATTAGTCAAGAAAAGAATAAGAGGCGAAAGAAGTGGCATTACTGCTGTAATTGAAGACTTTTTACCAGTAGGACCTGGTATTGATAATGTAACAATTTTTGTCAGATATTTATCGTCCGATTCACAAAATAATTCGGATAAAACTTTTTATGATGGGGAAAATTTAGTAGTTGATGAAGATGTAACTCAATTAAAATTTGAAGTTGATGTTAATACATTTAAACAAATAGAAAAACCACCTATAATTTTAGGAACGGGAGAAGCATTTGCTACTACTGTTGCAAATGCAAGTACATCAAAAGGATCAGCAGTTTTATTGCAAGAAGGAGTTTATTTTATTAGAGGAACTTTTGTAAATGTTCCAGATTCTAGGGCATATATTAACCCATATTCTAATATATCAAGTGCAAAAGTAGGTTTTAGAGTTTTTGAAAGAATTGTAAATGCTTTTGAAGATGAAGATTTGTATGATAATGCCCAAGGATTTTCCAATTTTGCTGCTCCGGGTGCAGATAGACTTAGCATTACTACAAAGTTAGAAGTACTGCCATTAGAAACTGTTGATGCAGAAAATTTTATTCAATTAATTGAAATTAGAGACGGTGAAATTGCAAGTATAACAAAGAATACCTCATATAATATAGTAGCTCAAGAATTTGCGAGAAGAACATATGATGAATCGGGAGACTATTATATTGATCCCCCAATTATTAAGGCACAAGAAACTTTAAATGATTTAAGAGGAAATGATGGAATATTTAGTGAAGGGCAATTAACATATGATGCACAAATTCCAGCAAGCGATGAAGTTGGAACATATAATATTTCTCCAATGAAGGCTTATGTTCGAGGATTTGAAGTTGAAACCGTAAGTCCTGTATTTTTAGATTTTCCAAAAACAAGAACTACAAAAACATTAGAAAATCAAAGCATAAATTATTTTTCCGGGTCTACATTTACTCTTAATAGAGTTCATGGGTCCCCAATTGTAAGCACCGCTTCAACTTATTTTGTAAGTCTCCGAGATTCTAGAGTAGGAACCTCTCAAACAACTCCACCGGGTAATGAAATTGGAGTTGCTCGTGTTTATGATTTTGCATTAGAATCTGGATCATATTCTACATCAAATCCAAATGAAAATGAATGGGATATTTCTCTTTATGATGTCCAAACATATACAAATATAACTTTAAATGAACCCATAACATTAACAACTCCAACCCATATTAGAGGAAAGGAGAGTGGTGCTATTGGATTTCTTAGATATAATGTATCTGCTGGAACAGCATTGACTGTTTATGATTCAAAAGGAAAATTTTCTCTTGGAGAAAAATTAATATTTGATGGCGTAGAAAATACTAGGGTTATTAGAACAATTAGATCATACGGAACTAGCGATGTAAAATCCATATATGGAATAGTAGGGACAGCATATACTTTTACTGCTGATACCATCCAAAAAACTTCTATACCAGTAGGTCAAGTTAGAATAACTGCGGCTGATGCTACACTTGGAATAAGCACCGTCACCTCTACCAGTGCATTTTTTGTTGGGATTGCTACTGTTGGAAATTTAGTTGCTTTTTCAAATCAATCTACAAGCATTTCTGGATTATCTACTGTTACATTTGCAAGAATTCAATCAGTATCGGATAGATCAATAACAATAGCTGGAGTAACTTCTGTTACTGGTGTATGTGATGGAGCTTTACCTACAACTGCAATTACTCCATCAGATTTTAGAATTGTATCAACAAGTTTACAAGAATCACCTGATAATTCACTGTATACTAGACTACCTAAAAGTTATGTAGCAAGTGTAGACTTAACGGATTCCAATTTAATAATCAGAAGACAATTTGATGTAGTTATTACTTCTAATTCTACTGGGGCAATAAATGCAGGTCCAGACGAAACATTTCTTCCATTTGACGAAGAAAGGTATGTATTGGTTGGAGAAAGTGGATTAGTAGAGTCTTTAAGTCAAGATGAGTTTTCTTTTACAAATGGATCAAAAACTCTAACGATTAATGGTCTTTCCGGAAGTGGCAATGCCAAGTTAATTGCAACTTTGAGAAAGACTAATGTAAAATCAAAAATTAAAAATAAAAATAGAATAAGAACACTTATAATCGACAAATCAAGAAATTCTTCATCTGGAATAGGATCAACTACCTTAAATGATGGATTATCTTATGGAAATTATCCATATGGAACGAGAGTTCAAGATGAAGAAATTTGTCTACTTGTTCCCGACGTTATGGGAGTTTATGCAGTTTATGAGACAACAGATACCAATGATCCAACTCTACCATCGCTAGTATTAACTTCTTTAAGTGGACCAACTAATAAAACAGGAGATCTTCTACTCGGGGAAGAATTTATCGGAGAAACTAGCCAAGCGATTGGAGTTTATACTGAAAAAATTAATGATTTGAAGGTAGAGTTTAGTTATCTAAACTCAAATAACTTTATTGCGGGAGAAAAGATAACTTTTAGAGAGTCTAAAATCACTGCATTTATTTCATTGATTGATGAAGGTGATACGAACATAAGTTCGTCATTTGCATTAGATGCAAATCAAAAAGAAACCATATATGACTATTCGAAACTAATTAGAAATAAAAACTCAAAGGAACCAACTAGAAAATTAAAAATTGTTTTTGAATCTGCAAGTTTTTCAGATTCAGATACAGGAGATTTAACCACTGCAAATTCTTATGAGCAGTTCGATTATTGTTCAATTAAAAGTGTATATGATACTGTTGGAAACACTGATATTATTGATGTTAGACCAAGGGTATCGCCAATTTCACCAACAGTAAATTCAAGATCTCCATTTGAATTCTTGTCTAGATCATTTACTGCGTCAGGTAACTCTGCTAGAAATATTTTAGCTTCGGATGAATCAATACTTTTATCTTATTCGTTCTATTTACCAAGAATTGATAAGATTGTTCTGGACAAAACAGGATTTTTCCAACTAGTAACTGGAATTCCTGATGAAAATCCACAAATTCCTTTTATAAATGACACTGTTTTAGATGTAGCAACAGCATATCTTCCTCCATATATTTGCAATATCAATGAAGTTGATATTCAAATGAGAGAGCATAAGAGATATACGATGGCGGATATAAGCAGACTTGAAGATAGGATAGAAACATTAGAATATTATACATCGTTGTCATTGTTAGAAACTAACACTGCTACGTTTAATGTAACTGATTCAAATGGTATAAACAGATTTAAGTCTGGATTTTTTGTAGACAATTTTTCTACAACAGAAAGACAAGATAAATCCACTATCGTTAAAAACTCCGTTGACATCAATAATTTAGAACTTAGACCAACTCATTATACAACCTCAGTTGATTTACTTCTTGGAACAAATTCCTTACTCGGTATTGGTAATTCAGTTAACACACTAGCAGATCCTAGAACTGATACTAGTTTAATTGGAACAGGAGTAAAGAGAACAGGGCAACTTGTCACTTTGGATTATGACCAAGTTCTTTTGCTAGATCAACCATATGCATCTAGAGCAGTAAATGTAAATCCATATGCAGAAGATTTTTATAACGGAACAATACAACTATTCCCATCATCTGATGTATGGGTAGATCAAGTTAGATTGTCTGCAAATACACTATTAGTTGAATCAAACTTTATTGAGTCTTTGGGTCAATTTGATATTAATCAACAATCTGGATTCTCGCCAATAACTTGGAATAGTCATGAATCTGCATGGGCTGGAAATGGTTCTATGGGCACAAAGGTATTAGATACAAAACTAATACCTTTTATGAGATCAAGAAATATTGAATTTATTGCAAAAAGATTAAAACCACTAACAAGAGTTTATTCATTCTTCGGCGGAATAGATGTCAATAAATTTATTGTTCCAAAACTTCTTGAAATAACAATGACTAGTGGAGTTTTTCAAGTCGGAGAAGATGTTATAGGAACTTTTGATACTCCCGGCACTTCATCACCTAAAATATTTTTCAGAGTAGCTAAACAAAATCACAAGTATGGAACTTACGATAATCCATCGGATGTTTATGTAAAAAATCCATACAATCAAAATATTAATATTCCAGATTCATACTCTGCCACTTCAACAATTCTTAATGTTGATACATATACTCTTTCAAATCAACCAAATGGTTTATATGAAGGATATATCGCTGTCGGAATGAAATTAAGAGGATTGACCAGCAAAGCTGAGGCAAGAATTAGTGATATTAGATTGATAACTGATCAATCTGGTGCTATTCTTGGATCTTTCTTTATTCCAGATGGAAATATCACGGCAAATCCAAAGTTTGAATGTGGATCAAAGGTTTTCAGACTTACATCTAGTAGAACAAACTCTACTATATTTGGCACATATTCAACTAGCGCGGAAGAAAAGTTCTTAGCGGAAGGAAAAGTTAATGTTGTTCAGGATAACATTATTGTTACAAGACCTCCTAGATATGAAGCACCTCAAGATGCACCTTATATTTCCTCAGGTGGTGGTGGATGGGCACCATCATCTGAACCAGTAGATAATGGTGGTGGTTTTATTGGACCAGAACCCCCACCACCAGTACCAGTAGATACTAGAAGAGAAGCATATTTTAATAAAGGAAAACCTGGTCTGAGTAAAGGAGATCAAAAGAGATTGATAACAGATCTAATGGCAGCAGGTATGAACAAGAAAGACGCTAAGGCTCTTGTAAATAATAAATCAACACCATCTGATATTGCTTCTGCTGTTGAGTGGTTTAATAATACCCAGTATTCAAAAGATATTAATAAGAAACTTATCAATGAAACTTATGTAAATGGAGTAAAAACAAAGGTAGAAACCTCAGCACAAGAGACATTTAAAGGAGATAAACGATATCAAACTATGATTACAGCGGGGGATAAAACAATTGTTGGAGGAACAGATAAAAAGGGAACGGCGGGCAGAAAAGCTGAGCCAACAGTTGGTCCGGGTGCTGTGTTGGCGCGACTATCTCTACCAACATCCGCACCAACATCAAGAGCGTTTGCTAAATCAAATCCACAACACACAGTCAAAAATCCCCCAGCTCCTGCACCAGCACCAGCAGCAAAACCAAGTTCTCCACCTTCTTCTCCACCTAGCGGTGGCGGCGTGTTTGGTGGCGGTCGTGGCGGCGGTGGCGGCGGCGGTGGCGGTGGCGGTGGCGGCGGTGGCGGTGGCGGTCGTGGCGGCGGCGGTGGCGGCGGCGGAGGCAAAAAATCCGATATCCGCTTAAAGAGGAATATAACTGCAATCAACTCCGCACTAAATATGATTATTAACTTATCAAAATGACAATTTTGAATAAATTATGTGAGATTAATGGATATCATTATAGCTGGAACGATAAAATGAAAGAATTGACTGGGGTTAACGGATCAGAATATGGTGTCATAGCTCAGGAAGTACAAAAAGTATTTCCTGAGATTGTAAAAACTGGTTCTGATGGGTATTTGGAAGTAGATTATATTCAGATAATACCTATTTTAATAGAAGCAATAAAGGAATTAAAGGAAGAATTGGACCACTTAAAACAAAATAAATAGAAAATAATAGTAAAAGTAAAATGAAAGTTATAGATCCATTAGCACAATCATTTTATGTTGAAAATGAAAGGGGAGTTTTTGTAACTTCGGTTGATTTATATTTTAGTACAAAAGATCCAATTATTCCGGTAACAATTCAACTCAGGTCAATGGAACTTGGGTTGCCAACACAAAAGGTTTATCCTTTTAGCGAAGTTGTTGTTGATCCAAAAGATATTATTGCATCTGAGGACGGAAGATCTCCAACCAGAATTACATTTCCATCTCCTGTTTATTTGCAAGGATCAAAATTTCATGCATTAGTAATACTATCAAATTCTCTTGAATATAACGTTTGGGTGTCAAGACTTGGAGAAATTGATGTCTCTACCGCAACGCAGGTAGAATCAAAACAAATTTTGGTCACTAAACAACCAACATTAGGTGGATTATTTAAATCACAAAATGCACTGACTTGGAATGAAAGTCCATATGAAGATTTAAAGTATACATTATACAGAGCAAACTTTAAAACAAGCAATGGCAATTTTAATTTTTATAATCCAGAATTGTCAGTAGGAAATAATCAAATTGCAAAATTAAATGATAATCCTCTGGAATTTGTTTCAAAGAAAATAAGAGTAGGGTTAGGAACTACGGTACAAGATAATAATTTACAACTGGGAAATACAGTATTTCAATATGCAAGTAATGCAACAGGAAATTATGTTGCATCAGCAGGAATTGCAACAGGAACTTTAAGAGTTATAAATGCAGGTATTGGATACACTCCGTCATCCGAAGTTGCAACTTATGTTGGTGTTGCTTTAACCAGTATAACTGGAAATGGAAGAAATGCCACAGCAAACGTAGTAATTACTAATGGATCAGTTACTTCTGCCACCATTTTAAATGGGGGAACTGGTTATGTAGTTGGTGATGTTTTAACCGCAAGTCAAGTAGGATCCCAAACTCTGGGAAGAAATTTACAACTATCAATTTCTTCTTTAAGAGGAATAAATGAATTAGTCTTAGATAATGTTCAAGGAGATTTTATAACGGGAACAGGAAGTACAATTAGATATATTAACAGTTTAGGTATATCAACCGATCTAAATGCATCTGTTGGCGGAAATGTTTTAGTCGCAACTGATGGTATTCAATCAGTAACTGATGGTTTAAACATTAAAGTTAATCACAGAAATCATGGGATGCACGCTGGCGAAAATATAGTCAGAATATCTAATGTCTATACTAACATAAAGCCAATAAAACTAACATCAGATTATGGAAAAGATTCAAATGGCGATATTTTAGTAGACAATACTATTAATTTTGCCACATTTGAGAATGTTGGAGTAAGTAGCACTAATCCAGGATATATTTTGATTGGAAATGAAATTATTGCATATGAAGGTTTGACTGCAAATTCATTGACAGGTATTACGAGACAGATTGATCAAACGTTAGGGTTCTCATATTCTTCCGGAACTTCTGTTTATAAGTACGAATTAAATGGAGTTTCTTTGAGAAGAATTAATACAACACATACTTTACAAGATTCTACTGATCCAGATCCAATAGATTTTGATTATTATAATATAAAATTAGATATGTCCCAAGATGGGAAAACAAGTACTTTACCTTATGGTCAAGTTGATAGAAGTGTTGGAAGCGTTTTTCCAAAATTATATGCAAATGAATCAAAATCTCTGGGTGGTCCTTTTATTAATGCAACGCAAAATATTCAATATGAAATTGCAAGACCAAACATTCAAACACTTGCCATTCAGGGAACAAATATTAGTGCTAACGTAAGGACTGTTTCTGGAACTAGTGTTGATGGAAATGAAAATTCATTTGAAGATAAAGGATTCCAACAAATATCCTTAACCTCTAATAATTATTTTGATTCTCCAAGACTAATATGCTCAAGAGTTAATGAAACTGAAAGACTTACTACATTGCCTGGAAACAAGTCGTTAGTTGTTAACCTAACATTAGAATCTTCAAATGGATTTTTATCCCCCGCTGTCGATTTAGATAGGGCATCAATGATATTTGTTTCCAATAGAATCAATAGTCCCATTCAAAATTATGCGACAGATAATAGAGTTTCTACTATTGAGGATGACCCATCATCTTTTGTTTATGCTACAAATTCTATTCAACTTGAAATTCCAGCAACTTCGTTGAAAGTTCTTGTCAGTGCTTATGTAAATGTTTTTAGCGACTTTAGAGTTTTATATTCAGTAAAGAATGATCCAAATGAAAAGTCAATATATTATCCATTCCCAGGATATTCAAATACAGCAAATGCAGACATAGTAGTTCAAGATGCTAGAAGTGATGGAACCTCAGATAAAAAAGTCGTGAAGAGCGGTGCTTTTGGGTTTGAAAGTAATCAAATAACTTTCAATGAGTATGAATTTACTGTATCAAACTTACCATCATTTAAGTTTTTTAGCATTAAAATAATTGGATCTGGAACAAATCAAGCATTCCCACCAAGATTAAAAGATTTAAGAGTTATTGCTTTGGCATGATATGGATTATTTAAAAGTTGAGGGGCATCCAAATCTAGTGAGAGATGAAAAATCAAAAGCTATTTTAAACACAGATATGAACGAATATGAAAATTACATGAGATTAAAAAAATCAAAGGAATTTGAAATCAAAAGAATTGAAAATTTAGAAAGTGATATGAATAGTATTAAAGATAATATTGAAGAAATAAAAAATTTACTGAGGAATTTGTCAAATGGATCCAAATAAAATTACTTTAGAAGACTTAAATAAGTCTTTTGAATATGAAAAACTTTCTAGGGATATAGATAGTATAGATGATATTGAAACTTTGCGTAATTATGTAAAGTCGTATGTGAAACTTTATCTTAAACAACAAGAAGTCATATCTAAATTCTAATGGCACAACCATCTACCCGACAAGAACTTATTGATTACTGCAAAAGGCAGTTGGGAGCACCAGTTCTTGAAATCAACGTTGCAGACGAGCAAATAGAAGATCTGGTTGATGATGCAGTTCAATATTTTCAAGAAAGGCATTTTGATGGTGTTGCACAAACTTTCTTAAAATATCAAATAACACAAGATGATATTGACAGAGGAAGGGCTCCTGGAAATAATAAAACAGTAGGTATTGCAACTACATCCGCAACAGCAATAATTGACGGAACTCCAACTACTTTTGCATATAAAGAAAATAGTAATTTTCTACAAATTCCACCTTCTGTAATCGGAATTACAAAAATATATCACTTTGATGGTACGAATACTACAACAAATAATATGTTTAGTATTAAGTATCAGTTGTTCCTTAATGACATTTATTATTGGGGATCAATGGAAATTTTAACTTACGCTATGGTAAAAAGATATTTGGAGGATTTGAATTTCCTTTTGACAACGGAAAAGATGATTAGATTTAATAAAAGGCAAGATAGATTGTATTTAGATATTGATTGGGGTAGTGTTAAGGTTGGCGATTATTTAATTATAGACTGCTATCGAGCATTAGATCCAAACGATTTTTCAAGAGTTTGGAATGATTCTTTCTTAAAAAGATATCTTACTGCTCTCATTAAACGTCAGTGGGGACAAAATCTAATTAAATTCCAAGGGGTTAAACTTCCAGGTGGAGTTGAGTTAAATGGGAGACAAATATATGATGATGCACAGAAAGAACTTGAATTAATAATGGAACAAATATCGAATACTTATGAACTTCCACCATTAGATATGATTGGTTAGTCATATGCTTAATCCATTTTTCATTCAAGGAACCAAATCAGAACAAGGACTCATTCAAGATCTGATTAATGAGCAACTTAGAATGTATGGCGTGGAAGTTTATTATCTACCTCGAACATATGTTACAGAAAGAACTGTAATACGAGAAGTTATTGAGTCTAATTTTGAGAATGCATATCCAATAGAAGCTTACGTAAACACATATGAGGGTTATAGTGATAATCCAACAATTTTGTCAAAATTTGGTATCCAAGCACTGAATGAAATAACTTTGATTATTTCTCGAGAAAGATTTAAAAACTATATTTCTCCTTTAATTAAGAATAAACAAAATATAAAATTATCAACAAGACCAAAAGAAGGAGATCTAATTTATTTTCCTCTGGGCGAAAGACTATTTGAAATTAAATATGTTGAGCATGAAAAACCATTCTATCAACTTCAAGGATTATATACATATGAACTAAGATGTGAACTGTTCAGATATGAAGATGAACTTATTGATACTGGAATTGATGAGGTTGATAGTCTCATTACCGGAGATGACTCTTTGGAATCTGAGCAATCTCCAATTGGAAACATGGTAAGTCTAACAATGGTTGGAGTTGGAGTTACTGCAACTGCAATTGCAAATATTGTTAATGGTGGTGTTAGAAGAATAACTATTACCAACAGAGGAGGAGGATATACAAGTGTTCCTCAGGTAGGAATATCAACTGCACCGATAGGAGGAAAAACAGCAACAGCTGTCGCAGAAATGATTGGAGGTATTGTTGTATGTAACGACAACACAAATCCAAATGCAAGATCTGTTCAAAGTGTACGAATTACAAATGCTGGATTTGGTTATACAACTAGACCAGGAGTGAGATTTATTGGTGGAGGTGGTAGCGGAGCAACTGGTGTTGCAGAAATTGCCAATGGAGTAATTGGCATTATTACAGTTACAAATGGTGGTTCTGGATACACAATTCCACCAACTGTGACAATTACTGGTATTTCGACTGTTATTACCTCAGTTGCTGCAACTGCGATTGTTTCCGCAGCAGGAACAATTTCTTCAATTCAAATTCTGAACGGAGGAATTGCATTTACGTCCACCCCCACAATTCAAATAGGTAATCCATCACTCAATTCTACTGGAAACTTTGTATTCAATGAACTGGTCACAGGTTCTCAAAGTGGTGTAACTGGAAGAGTTAAATCGTGGAATTCTGTTACAAATATTCTAAAACTGTCTCAGGTTAGTGGAGAGTTTATAGCAGGAGAAAATATTGTTGGGGCAGCATCAAGTGCATCTCATTATTTACGTTCTATTGATGTTGATCCTGTTGATGACGGATATGCATCGAATAAAGAAATAGAGATTGAAGCAGACAAAATAATTGATTTTAGCGAAAAGAATCCATTTGGAATGCCATAACTTTCATAAATATTAGTTATTAGTTTGATTATAATAGGTCACTATCATGTTTGAATACTTTTATCACGAAATTTTAAGGAGGACTGTTATTTCTTTCGGTTCTCTATTCAACAACATCACAATTAAGCATAAAGACAATTCTGATGATGTTGTGAGTGTGATAAAAGTTCCTTTGGCATATGGACCAACTCAAAAATTTCTGGCAAGACTAAATCAATCCCCAGATCTAAGCAAAGCCGTTCAAATGACCTTGCCAAGAATGTCATTTGAATTTACTGGATTGACATATGACCCATCAAGAAAGTCAACAACGACTCAAACTTTTACAACTAAACAAGTAGATAACAGTCAAGAAACAAAGAAAGTCTATCTGCCTGTTCCTTATAACATGCAGTTTGAACTAAGCATAATGTCAAAATTAAATGATGATGCTTTGCAGATTGTAGAACAAATTTTACCATATTTTCAACCAGCATACACAATGTCAGTTGAGTTAGTTGATGTTATTAATGAAAAAAGGGATGTTCCAGTCGTTCTTGAAAATATTACGATGCAGGATGATTATGAGGGTGACTTTAATACAAGAAGAGTTTTAATTCATACTCTTAGATTTACAGTAAAAACATATCTATTTGGACCTGTTCCATCTGCAACAAAAGATATCATCAAGAAAACAACAATCAGTTACATTGCTGGAGATGCCACAAATACTCCTACAAGAGAAGTTGTTTATTCGGCGGAAGCAAGAGCGATCAAAAACTATACTGGAATTGTTATAACAAATCTAACAAAAGATATTTCCAAGGAAGATTTACTTATTACGGTAAATGATGGCAATACTATTACAACAAACACATATATTGATCTTGAAGGTGAAGAATTATATGTAAAGGCAAAATCTGGAAATATTATTACGGTTGAAAGAGGAAAAGATAATACAACTATTACTCCACATTTAGCAGGTGCTCAGATAAAATCAATTACTAACGCAGATAACGATCTAATTGAATCTGGTGATGATTTTGGTTTTAGTGGAACTGTCTCTTGATAAGATATGAAAATGAGTAAAAAATTTGACGATCTGAATGAAACTTTTAATGTTAAAGCAGAGATAATCCCAGTTGAAAAAAAATCAGACATTGAAAAAATTGAAAAGATTAGTTCTGATATTAATGATGTTAAAAAAGATTATGAATACACAAGAGGAAATCTTTATTCTTTAATAGAAAAGGGGCAAGAAGCTATTAATGGAATTCTCGAACTAGCACAAGAAAGTGAGATGCCGAGAGCTTATGAAGTTGCTGGCCAGTTGATAAAAAATGTTGCTGATGCAACTGATAAATTGATGGATTTGCAAAAGAAATTGAAAGATATTGAAGAAGAAAAGACAAAAGGTCCAACAACAGTAAACAACGCACTTTTTGTTGGATCAACAGCAGATCTAACAAAATTGTTAAAACAACAATCCCAAACTAACGATGAAGACATTTAAGCAATTTCAAGAAGACTGGACTAATAAATATAAAAAGAGTATTGATTGCTCAAATCCAAAAGGATTTTCTCAACGCGCTCATTGTGCGGGAAGAAAAAAAAAGAGCAAAAGGTGAAAGCACTAAGTCAAAACCAGTTGAATGAAGAAAAACGGTCGCTGTCCTAAAGGAGAATATTATTGCTACACTAATAAAATGTGTAAAGCAATTCCTGCTGGATTTATGGTTGATCCTGAGGGAATGCTTCGTAAAGAAAATGGTGCGTCGATTGATGAGGGTGCTCGTATTCCAAAAAAACCAGGACAACCAGATAAATCTGATAAGCACTCAGATCTCTATACAGATGAAGATCCAAAAGGAACAATTCATGGTCTCGGTTTTAAAGATGTTCAGACTGCGAGACAGAGTGTATCAAAAATAAGAAACTCTGGAAGATCTCATGCTCATAAAATCCAAGCAGCAATTGCTATGGAGCAAAGAGCAAGAGTGGCAGGAAAAACTTCGGAAGCTGCTGTTTACAGAAAATTCATTAACTCGATGAAAAAGAAAACAAAATCAATGAATGAAGAAGGTCTCCGTGATTGGTTTGGTAAATCCAAATCAAAAGATGGTAAAGGTGGTTGGGTTAATGTTGTAACTGGTGGCACTTGTGCGAGCGATGAACCAGGTGAGGGAACACCAAAATGCGTCTCCTCTGCAAAAAGAGCAAGTATGACACCAGCAGAAAGACTATCCGCTGCAAGAAGAAAAAAGGCAGCAGATCCTGGACAGCAACAAAAGACAGGTGCTGCAAAGCCAACTTATGTCTCAACTGATTCACCTAGAGAAAAAACACGTAAAGAAGAAATAGATTTAGTAAGTTTAATTGAAAAAAAACTTTGTAATCATACCAAAGAAGGTGTTGATTGTCCATGTCACGGAAAAAATAGGTGTCCAGTAGTGTTAAAATCAAAAGATCACGAGTACTCTATGGTTCGTTCAGAACTCTCTACAATTATGAGTGCTGCTAAGAGACTTAAATCCAAAATGGCAAAAGGTGAGGGTAATGTGGAGGCATGGGTGCAGTCAAAAATTACAAAAGCTGCTGATTACCTAGATAGTGCAGCAGACTACGTTGATAGTGGAGAAATGAACGAAGAGTCGGATAAAAAAGGTAAAGGTAGCGGTACAAAAGATGCTTGCTATCATAAGGTTAAATCAAGATACAGCGTTTGGCCTTCTGCATATGCCTCTGGAGCACTCGTAAAGTGTCGCAAGGTAGGTTCTGCCAACTGGGGAAATAAATCTGAAGAAAAAATCACAGATAGAATTCTAAATGATATTTTATCCGAAAAGTGTTGGCCTGGTTATAAAAAGAAAGGCATGAAAACGATGTTTGGAAAGCGTTATCCAAATTGCGTAAAAAAAGAGGATGTGACAATTGAAGATGCAGAAGGAAATACTTTTGCAGAGGTTGTTGATCTGATTAAACCAAAACCGATTAAAGGATTTAAATCTCAAATAGAAGAAGCAACAAGACTTCAGGCACAAACTGGAAACGTAGTTGCAGTAACTTTATCTTGGAGAGGAAAATATTATTCTCTTAAAATGTTTTTCCCCCAAGTAAAAACCCCAACTAAAAAAGAAATAAATGATGAACTTCAAAAAGTCTACCCAGGATCTATAGTTTTATATCATACTATTTCAGAAATTCAACCTGGACAACCATTGATACAAGCATTTGGTCCTCAAGGAAGAAGTTTTGCATCTCCAGGTCCAAGTAAAAATTATGTGAAGACAATGGGGGAAGAAGTTGCAGCATGGCAACGTTCTGCTGGCAAGAACAAGGAAGGTGGACTCAACGAAAGGGGGCGCAAATCTTATGAACGTGAGAATCCAGGAAGTGACCTTAAAGCACCATCAAAAAAAGTTGGAAATCCCCGTAGAAAAAGTTTTTGCGCTCGTATGTCCGGAATGAAAAAGAAACTAACATCATCAAAAACAGCAAACGATCCCAATTCGAGAATTAATAAATCACTTAGAGCCTGGAACTGTTGATTTAGAGTTGATTCATTATGTCAAATGATGTTTATCTTGGTAATCCGCTTTTAAAGAAAGCAAATACACCTATCGAATTTACGCAAGAACAAATTCTTGAATTTGTCAAGTGTAAAGATGATCCTGTTTACTTTGCAAATAATTATGTAAAGATTGTAACTCTGGATCACGGTCTGCAAACTTTCAAACCGTATCATTTCCAAGAAAAGTTAATTAATAATTTTCACAATCACAGATTTAATATCTGTAAGATGCCAAGACAAACTGGTAAGTCTACCACTGTGATATCTTTTTTATTGCATTATGCTGTTTTTAACGATAATGTCAATATAGGTATTCTTGCAAACAAAGCTGCAACAGCAAGGGAACTTCTGGATAGGCTCCAAACTGCATACGAAAATCTTCCAAAGTGGATGCAACAGGGTATTATATCTTGGAATAAGGGATCTCTTGAACTTGAAAATGGATCTAAAATATTAGCAGCATCTACTTCGGCATCTGCTGTCCGAGGAATGTCATTTAACATTCTATTTTTGGACGAATTTGCTTTCGTTCCAAATCATATTGCAGATTCTTTCTTTGCGTCAGTTTATCCGACTATTACTTCTGGTAAGCAAACCAAAGTTATTATAGTTTCAACTCCACACGGTATGAATCATTTCTACCGAATGTGGCATGATGCCGAAAAAGGAAAAAATGAATACGTTTTTACTGATGTTCATTGGAGTGAAGTTCCAGGTAGAAATGAAGAGTGGAAAAAACAAACAATTGCTAACACATCAGAGTCTCAATTTAAAGTTGAATTTGAATGCGAATTTTTGGGGTCAGTTGATACTCTGATAGCACCATCTAAACTTAGAAATTTAGTCTACGATCAACCAAAGACTCGTAGTGCTGGATTGGATGTTTATGTAGATCCAGAAGAAAACCACGACTATCTAATTACGGTTGACGTTGCAAGAGGGGTTGGTAATGACTATTCGGCATTTGTTGTATTAGATATAACTCAATTTCCACATAAAGTTGTTGCAAAATACAGAAATAATGAGATAAAACCAATGCTATTTCCAAGCATTATTCATGAGGCAGCTACTGCATATAATAATGCATATATTTTATGTGAAGTAAATGATGTTGGAGATCAGGTTGCTAGCATTCTGCAATATGATTTGGAATACACAAACTTATTGATGTGTTCAATGAGAGGAAGGGCTGGGCAAATCGTAGGACAAGGTTTTTCTGGAAAGAAAACTCAACTTGGAGTTAAGATGTCAAAAACAGTGAAAAAGGTAGGATGTCTCAATCTTAAAACAATGATTGAGGAGGATAAATTATATCTCAATGATTATGAGATAATTGCAGAATTGACAACATTTGTCCAGAAACATAACTCATTTGAAGCTGAGGAAGGATGTAATGATGATTTGGCAATGTGCTTAGTGATATATGCATGGATAGTTGCCCAAGATTATTTTAAAGAATTGACGGATCAAGACGTTAGAAAAAGGTTGTATGAAGAACAGAAAAATCAAATAGAACAAGATATGTCTCCATTCGGATTTATCTCAGATGGTTTAGATAGTAGTAGTTTTGTTGATGCAGATGGTGATAGGTGGTTTGTTGATGAATATGGCGATCGTTCTTACATGTGGGAATATATGTAAATGGACTTAGATAAACAAATACGACTTGGACACTTACTTCTTACAGATAGAAAATGTAGATCTTGTGGTGAGGTCAAAAACCTAATCGATTGTTTTTATAGAACAAGAAAGGATAGAGGTCCAGTTGCATCATCTTTTGCTTATGAATGCAAAGAATGTTCAATAAAAAGAATTATAGAAAATAAAAAACAATTTCCATCATCAGTCAGAGAATGGGAATATCCAGACTGGTAATAAATATAATTCACGGCCCATTTCCGCCACGTAAACTCATTTTTTAATAAATAATTTTTAGTTAACTGAGATTTACGGAGAAAAACATGGCGACTCCTCAATTATCTCCAGGCGTACTCGTCCGAGAGGTTGATCTAACAGTAGGAAGAGCTGATAATGTTTTAGATAATATTGGAGCAATTGCGGGTCCTTTTGCTCTTGGTCCAGTTGAAGAACCTATTGACATTACCACAGAACAAGAACTTATCAATGTCTTTGGAAAGCCTCTTTCCACGGACTCACAATATGAGTATTGGATGAGTGCATCGTCTTTCCTTTCATATGGCGGTGTTCTTAAAGTAGTTAGAGCCGATGATACCTCACTTGTGAATGCAAATGCTATTCGCAATTCTTCTGGCGTCTCAACTGCCGGAGAACCAACACTTAAAATTAAGAATTTTGATGATTATGAAGCAAATTATGCAGATGATATTGCTAACTATATTTTTGCAGCAAAGAACCCAGGAACATGGGCAAATAACTTAAAGGTTTGTGTCATTGACGATAAAGCAGATCAAATTCTTCAAGTTGGTGCTGCTGCTACCGCTGCTGTAACAGTTGGAACTGCAGTAACAACATCACTTACTAATGTTGTTTCTGCTGGTGTCGGAAATACTTCACTTTTCAGTGGATATCTAAAAGGAATTGTTACTGGAATTGGTGCTAGCACAGTTGATGTGAAGATAACTTCACTTGTTGCAACAAATGGAACTCAAACAGCAGTTACTTATGCACCAAATTCAAGACTACAATCATTTAAAGCTGCTACAAGTGGTGGCAACCTAACGGTTTCCTTTATCAATAGTGGTGGATCTGGAATTGCAACAGCCACAATTAATACTGGCACTACTCCAATTTTAGATTGGTATGATGAACAAGTTCTAACACTAACCAATGGATCCATCTATTGGAACTCAATTGCTCCTAAACCAGGAACAACCCAACATGCTGTAAATAGAAATGGTAAGAGTGACGAAATTCACGTAGTTCTTGTAGATGATCTTGGAACAGTAACTGGAATTCAAGGTAATCTTTTAGAAAAACACATTGGACTATCAAAAGCATCAGATGCTATCTCGGCAGTAAATTCTCCACAAAAAATATGGTGGAAAAATTATCTTGCAGTATATTCAAACTATGTTTATGTTGGAGACAACCCATCCGATGATCTAAATGTTAATGAAGATGTGGTTCCTGTTGGATTTAGTGGTGGATTTACTCCATTCACGACTGCACAGGGTCTCTGGAATCAGGATGCCCAAAGCAGAACTTATAGTGCTATCGGTAACGTCACTTATACTTTAAGTGGTGGAAATAACTATACTAATGGAATGACAGCTACCCTAGGAAATCTGATCACAGCATACAATCTCTTCTCAAATAGAGATGAGGTACAAGTTGATTATCTGATCATGGGTCCTGGATTGGGAAATAAGTTTGAATCACAAGCAAAAGCAAATCATCTGATTTCTATTGCCAATCAAAGAAAAGATTGTATTGCCGTAATTTCACCACATCGCGCAGATGTTGTGGATATTACCAATTCAGATACCCAAACTGATAATATTCTAGAATTCTTCTCTCCACTTTCTTCTTCATCATATACAGTATTTGATAGTGGATATAAGTACACTTATGATAGATTTAACAATAGATTCCGTTACCTTCCCTGTAACCCAGATGTTGCTGGATTGATGGTTAGAACAAGTATTGCCGCATATCCATGGTTCTCTCCCGCTGGACAGCAAAGAGGAATTCTGAACAATGCGATCAAACTTGCATACAATCCATCAAAAGCACAGAGAGACCAACTTTATCCACTAAGAGTTAATTCGATTATTAACAAACCCGGAATTGGAATTCTACTTTTTGGCGATAAAACCGCACTTGGATATGCGTCTGCCTTTGACAGAATTAATGTTCGCCGTCTCTTCTTGACCGTTGAACAGGCTCTCGAAAGAAGTGCTCAGGCTCAACTATTCGAACTGAATGATGAAATTACCAGAGCAAATTTCAGAAACATTGTTGAGCCATACCTCCGCGATGTTCAAGCAAAGCGCGGTCTTTACGGATTCTTGGTAGTTTGTGATGCATCAAACAATACTCCTGATGTTATTGATAATAATGAATTCAGAGCTGATATTTACCTGAAACCCGCCAAGTCTATTAACTATGTCACACTTACCTTTGTTGCTACTAGAACAGGAGTAAGTTTTGAAGAAGTTGCTGGTACTGTTTGATTTTAATTAAAACAAAAACAAGGAGGAACTAAAAAATGGCAAACTCTATTCAGGATTTCAAATCAGCACTTATTGGTGGTGGTGCTCGTCCCAATTTATTTGAAGTAACTATTCCAACTCCACCCAGTGGAGTAACTCTAACTGCCAACTTCCCTATTCTATGCAAAGCAGCAAATCTTCCTGCATCAACTATTGGATCTATTGATGTTCCATTTAGAGGAAGAGTATTTAAGGTTGCTGGTGATAGAACATTTGATACTTGGTCCATTACTGTCATCAATGATCAAGATTTTCTTATCAGAGATGCTATGGAAGCTTGGATGCAATCAATTGGACAATATGCAGATGGCAGTGGTGCAACTGATCCAAGTACTTATATGTGCAACGCATATGTTAAGCAGTTTAGGAGAGGTAATAGCACCGTTGGAAAAAATACCCAAACTGGTTCTGGTTTAGAAACTGCTGCCACATATAAATTCTACGATATTTTCCCAACAAACGTCAGTGCAATCGACCTCTCATATGATAGCTCTGATCAAATTGAAGAGTTTACTGTCGAATTCCAAGTTCAATACTGGACTCCCTCTACTGAGGAATCATAATAAATAGAGGAAGGTAAAATTAAAAAATAAATTATGGCAAGACTGTTTGGTTTTTCAATTGAAGATAAAGAGCCATTGCCTCAGACTGCGGTTTCCCCCGTTCCTCCCAATAATGAGGACGGGGTTGACCACTACATGAGTAGTGGCTTTTTTGGTTCATATGTAGATCTGGAAGGTGTTTATAGAACAGAATTTGAATTAATTAAAAGATATCGTGAAATGGCGCTTCATCCAGAAGTTGATAGTGCCATTGAAGATATTGTAAATGAAGCGATTGTTTCGGATAGCAATGATGTTCCGGTGCAAATTGATCTAGACAATCTAAATGCTAGTGATGGGATAAAGAAAAAAATACGTCAAGAATTTAAATATATTTTAGATCTTTTAGATTTTGATAAAAAATCTCATGAAATTTATAGGAATTGGTATATTGATGGTAGAATCTTTTACCATAAAATTATAGATTTTAAAAATCCTCAAGAAGGGATTAAAGAACTTCGATACATTGACGCAATGAAAATGCGTTATGTAAGGAAAGAAAAGAAAAAAGATAATGATAGTAGATTAAGAAATATTCAAGTTATTCAAACTGATAATCCTATGGATTATGAGTTTCCTGAACTAGAAGAATATTTTATTTACAATCCAAGAACAATTTACCCATCAGCAAATCCAGGTCAAACTGGTGCTAGTCAGGGAATTAAAATTGCAAAGGACGCCATTACCTATTGCACATCTGGACTTGTAGATAGAAATAAAGGAAATACATTATCTTATCTACACAAAGCAATTAAATCTCTCAATCAACTTCGCATGATTGAAGACTCTCTGGTTATCTATCGTCTGTCACGCGCACCAGAAAGAAGAATTTTCTACATCGATGTGGGTAATCTTCCCAAGGTCAAAGCAGAACAATATCTGCGTGATGTCATGATGCGTTATCGTAATAAGTTAGTTTACGATGCAAGTACTGGCGAAGTTCGTGATGATAAAAAAATGATGGCGATGCTTGAAGATTTCTGGCTTCCAAGACGTGAGGGTGGTAGAGGAACGGAAATTACAACTCTCCCCGGTGGACAAAATCTTGGGGAAATCACTGACATTAATTATTTTCAAAGTAAACTTTATAGATCTCTAAACGTTCCACCATCTAGAATGGATGGAGAAGGTGGATTTAATCTTGGCAGATCATCCGAAATTCTACGGGACGAGTTAAAGTTCACCAAATTTGTTGGTCGTTTGAGAAAAAGATTCTCAAATGTGTTTAATGATATGCTAAAAACTCAACTGATTCTCAAAAATATAGTAACCACAGAAGATTGGGAAATCATGAGTCAGCATATTCAATATGACTTCTTATATGATAATCATTTCTCTGAATTAAAAGATGCGGAATTGATGAACGAAAGACTGACGATGGTTGCAACAGCAGAATCATATGTTGGAAAATATTTTTCTCAGGACTATGTGCGTAGAAAGATTCTTCGCCAAACTGATGAAGAAATCATTGAACAAGATAAGTTGATCGAAAAAGAAATTAAAAATGGTATTATTCCAGACCCAAATACTTTAATCGATCCAACAACTGATGCCTCAATGAATTCAAATGCATCTATGGATTTGGGAGCACCTATTATGGAACCAGATCTAGAATCCCAATCAAAGGTGGTTAAACCGCCAGAAATGCCCAACGGGGGTGAAATATAAATACAACAGTCATTCATTAATGAATTAAAATGGAAGAACTCTTAGATATGATTGTTACTGATGAATCCCCCATTCAAATCAGTGATAAAATTAAAGAACTTCTCTTTGCAAAATCAGCGGAGAAAATCGATTCTTTTCGTCCATCAGTAGCATCTAATATGTTTGATGAGGATGAAATTGAAGATTTTGGGGAAGAATAATAATAATTAATAAATAACTAAAAGTGTACTATAAAAAATAATGGCTCATAGACCAGTTGGATCTGGATCCTCGTTTGCATTTACTGCAGGTGCTGCATCCACATCATCTTCTTTTTCAGTTCAATCAAGTGTTTTGAGAGTTACTGCTGTTAGTGGTGCCGCCCATGTTTTAATTGGAGGTAATCCATCAGCGACAAATGCAGACTATTTTGTAGCATCAGGGCAAACAGTTACTCTTGCTCTTACCAAAGCATCAAATCGTGTTGTTGGAGTTACAACAGGATCCACGACAACCATTGTCGTTCCAGAAGGAACACAAGTTCCTTTTGGTGTAGGTGATTATGTAAGTCTATCTGCAAGTGGACAATCATATTATGATTTTACTCACAAACAAGTTTTGTCAGTTGATACTTCTTCTGGTGTCAATGGGTATTTCCAGACAAGAATGATCGTTGATCATAACAGTACCGGTATTGCAACGGCATTTGTATCACCAGATTCAACCGTTTCTTTATCAAACAAAATTTCTGCATATGGGGTCGGTTCAGGAACTTTATACCATCAACAAGTTCAAATCACAGGAGACGCTTAAAATGAAACTTATTAGAGAAGAGATCGAAAAAGTAGAAGTTCTTACTGAAACAGTAAACGGCAAAAAAACTCTCTATATTCAAGGACCTTTCCTACAAACTGAACAACCAAACAGGAACAATAGAATCTATCGTATGCCTGTTATGGAAAGAGAGGTAAAGCGTTATACTGAACAATATGTAAACAAGGGTCGTGCTCTTGGAGAACTTGGTCACCCTGATGGACCTACTGTAAACCTTGATAGAGTCTCGCACAAAATTGTTTCTCTTGAACAAAGAGGAAATGATTTTATTGGAAAAGCACAAATCCTATCAACTCCAATGGGTAAGATTGCAGAGTCACTTCTTAAAGAAGGAGTTACTCTTGGCGTTTCTTCTCGTGGTATTGGTTCAGTAAGACCAACAAAAGAAGGATATAATGAAGTTGGTGAAGATTTTATGCTTGCAACTGCTGCTGATATTGTTGCTGATCCTTCTGCCCCTGATGCTTTTGTTCAAGGTATTATGGAAGGCAAAGAGTGGGTATGGGATGGTGGCATCCTAAGAGAAAAGTATGCAGAAAGGGCACAAAGACGTATTAATACGCTTGTAGACCAAAGAAAACTTGAAGAGCATAAATTAAACTTATTTAATGATTTCTTAAATAGTCTTTGAAATTATTAAAATATAAATAAATATAGATTTCATACAGGAAAATCGGAGAGTTCAAATGTCTCGTGGTAAAAATTTACAAGAAATGGAAGTAGGCACTAAGCAATCCAAAACTGCTGTCAATGCCAGTGCGAAGCCAGCAGATTCAATGGATACGTCAGGTGCCGGATCTTATGAAGATCTAGGAGGTCCTACCCCACAAAACTATAAGCCAGATGATGATTCAGCAAAGTTGAAAACACCTGGCACAACTTTAAAGCAAGTTAGAGATGTGGTTAATAAGGGCGCATCTGCTGCAGACCCAATCAAGGGTATGAAAGAAGAAGAAGAACTTGAAGATGAAGATCTTATTGAAGAAGAAATTGATGAAGATGAAGAAATTTTAGAGGATAAAGAAGAAGAGGAAGATGAGGAAGAGGGAGAAGAGGAAGATGAGAACGAAGAAGAGGAAGAAGTGGTAGAGGAAGAGTTTGACATTGAAGAAGATGTTAATGCTCTCCTAGAAGGTGAAGATCTTTCCGAGGAATTCCAAGAGAAAGCACGCATTATCTTCGAAGCTGCTCTTCGCTCAAAAGTTTCCGACATTAAGGAATCCCTAGAAGAGCAGTATGCAGCTGCTCTTCTAAAAGAAGTAGAAGTAATTAAAGAAGCACTTTCAGAGCGTGTAGATTCTTATCTAGAGTACGTCTCTGATGAGTGGTTCGCTGAGAACGCACTTACAATCGAGCACGGTCTCAAAACTGAAATGACTGAATCATTCCTCCAAGGAATGAGAGGACTTTTTGAAGAACATTATGTAACAATCCCTGAAGATAAATATGATGTGCTTGAGAGCATGGTAGAAAAACTTGATGAAATGGAAGAAAAACTCAACGAGCAAATCGAGAAAAACGTCTCCCTTAACAAGCGTCTCGCAGAGTCGGTTGCTGATGGGATTTTAGATCAAGTCTCCGAAGGTCTCGCACAGACACAGAAAGAGAAGCTAGCTTCACTTGTTGAAAGTGTTGAGTTTGAAAGTGAAGAAGAATATCGTGAAAAACTGGAGACTTTAAGGGAATCATATTTCCCAACAAAGGGCATCTCTCCATCAGCTAAAACAGAAACCTTGTCTGAAGGTGTAGATTCTGCACCTGAAACTTACTCTGGTTCTATGGAAAGATATCTAAGAACTCTTGGTAGTTTTAGCAAAAATAACTGAATTTAATATTAGTCAAACGTAAACATTCACAAAAGGTAAACGCAAATGTTCCATTCAGAGCATCTGCAGGAAAAGTGGGCTCCACTCCTCAACTATGAGGGTCTTGATCCAATCAAAGATTCCCATCGTAAGGCGGTAACCGCTGTCCTGCTAGAAAACCAAGAAAGATTTTTAAGAGAGCAATCCTCTTTTGAGAGCGCAGGTTCATTCCTAACAGAAGCACCAACCAACGCAGTTGGTAATGGTGGATTCACCAGCGCAGGTGGAACCAACACCGCAGGTTTTGATCCAGTTCTAATCTCACTCATTCGTCGTTCAATGCCCAACTTGGTCGCTTATGACCTCGCTGGCGTTCAACCAATGAGTGGTCCTACTGGACTCATCTTCGCAATGCGTTCACGCTACACCAGTCAGAGTGGCACCGAAGCTTTCTACAACGAAGCAGATACCGCATTCTCTGGTCAGCCTGCTGGTCTGGACGACGCTAATGGTTTCAGCGATGCTATCGCTGGTATGGGTACTACTGCACAGGCAGGTTCAAACCCAGCACTGCTCAACCCAGTTGGCAGCGCAAACTCAACCGGTTACAACGTTGGTCAGGGTCTAAGAACTGATTCAGCTGAGAACCTTGATGGTGTTGGTGCAGATGCATTCAACCAGATGGCATTCTCGATCGAGAAAGTCACCGTTACTGCAAAGTCACGCGCTCTGAAAGCTGAGTACTCACTAGAACTCGCTCAGGACCTCAAGGCTATTCATGGTCTGAATGCAGAAGCTGAGTTGGCAAACATTCTGTCAACTGAGATTCTTGCAGAAATCAACCGTGAAGTCATCAGAACCATCTACAAGGTTGCTGAGCAAGGTGCAGTTCAAAACGTTGCAACTGCTGGTGTATTCGACCTCGACGTTGACTCCAACGGTCGTTGGTCAGTTGAGAAGTTCAAGGGTCTACTCTTCCAAATCGAGCGTGATGCTAACGCAATCGCACAAAGAACTCGTCGCGGAAAGGGCAACATCATCATGTGCTCTGCTGACGTTGCTTCAGCACTGACCATGGCTGGTGTTCTCGATTACACCCCAGCACTCAACGCTAACCTCAACGTTGATGACACTGGCAACACCTTCGCAGGTGTTCTCCAAGGTAAGTACAGAGTATACATCGATCCATATTCTGCAAACCTCACCGCCAGCAACACTGCTCCTTCTAACCAGTACTATGTTGTTGGTTATAAGGGTTCCAGCCCATATGATGCTGGTCTGTTCTATTGCCCATATGTTCCTCTCCAAATGGTTCGTGCCGTTGGTGAGAACTCCTTCCAGCCCAAAATTGGCTTCAAGACTCGTTATGGTCTTGTTGCTAACCCATTCGCTGAAGGAACTAACCAAGGTGGTGGTGCTCTTCGTGTTAACCAAAACCGTTACTACAGAAGAGTTGCTGTTAAGAACCTCATGTGATCCAATTTCACATGTAAATTCTGGGGGGTCTCAAAGACTCCCCTTTTTTTATCTAAATATTTAAAAAAACATGACCAGGGCACAGATTGATAATAGAAACTTTTTATCACCTACTGGGTTTAAGTTTACTTTAACAAGAACACCTAAGGTTGCATTTTTTTGCAATCAAGCAAATATTCCAGACTTGACACTGGGAGTTGCAGTTCAACCAACATATCTAAAAGATATTGATACACCAGGAGATAAAATTTCTTTTGGTGATTTATCACTTAGATTTCTTGTTGATGAAAATTTAGAAAACTACATGGAAATCCAAAATTGGATTCGTGGATTGGGATACCCAGAAAAACTAAGTGAGTTTGCAGATTTGCAAAATTCAGGAACAGTTCAAGGAAATTATGCAAAAGATCGCCAAAACATATATTCTGATGGAACTTTACAAGTATTAACTAGCAGTCAGATTCCAAATTTCCAAATATCATTTAAAGACTTATTTCCATATTCTTTATCAACAATGACATTTGACGCAACAGATACTGATATACAATACTTTACAGCAGACGTAAGTTTCAAGTATACTATCTACAATATAGTAGATCTTAGTGGCAATTCTCTATGAGTTTAGACCTTGATATGATTCAAAAAATGTGGGAGCAGGACTCTAAGATTGATATGGACAATCTTCACACAGAGTCTACAAATATTCCAGTTCTCCATTCAAAATATTTTGACTTATATAATACCATTTTTCTTTTAAGAAAAAAAGCAGAGCAACAAAAAAGAAATATTAGACACGAAAGATATGAGTACTATTCTGGAAAAGCAGATCCTGATGTTTATGTGGAGAATCCATTCCCTAAAAAAATTAGGGATAAGGACACTATGCAAAAGTATTTGGACGCGGACGAAAAACTTTCAACGGTTTGTTTAAAGATTGACTACTATGACACGATGCTTGTTTATATTGAAAGCATCTTAAAAATGATACAGAATAGAACCTATCAAATTAAAAATGCTATTGAGTTTATGAGATTCAACTCTGGACTAGGGTAAATAAATATTCATAGCAATTATGATGCTATGAGTGACGTAATAATTGAAAAGAAAAATGAAGTTTTTTTAAAGCTTCATTGCGAACCACATATTTTATATGAACTTCAACCATACTTCACTTTTGAGGTTGAGTCGGCAAAATTTATGTCCCAGTATAGAAGCAGACACTGGGATGGTAAGATTAGATTGCTCAGCACTCATACCGGAGAAATATACGCCGGATTATTAGATAAGATAATCGATAAAATTTCTCTTCACAATTATCAATACGAGTTTAAAGAAAATAAATTTTATGGGAAACCTTTTGAGATAGACCAAGGAATCTCGTATGAGGGTGTAAAAGATTATATGAAATCTATTTGTTCTCATTCTCCACGGGAATATCAAGTAGAGGGAGTATACGATGCTCTAAGACATAATAGAAAATTATTGATATCACCCACAGCCTCAGGTAAATCCTTAATGATTTATTCCCTTGTAAGGTATTATGTAGATAAAGGACAAAAAATTCTTTTAGTTGTTCCAACGACATCTCTTGTAGAGCAGATGTACAAGGATTTCGAAGATTATGGTTGGGATGCTGAGTCATATTGTCACAAAATCTATTCCGGTAGAGAAAAAACAAATGAACATCCTGTAACGATTACTACTTGGCAGTCTGTATATAAATTAGAACGTTCATTCTTTGAAGAATATAATTGTATTATAGGCGATGAGGCTCATCTTTTCAAGAGCAAATCTTTAATAGAAATTATGACAAAACTTCATCATGCAAAATATCGTTTTGGATTTACTGGAACTCTTGATGGAACACAAACTCATAAATGGGTTTTGGAAGGTTTGTTTGGACCATCATATAAAGTAACAAAAACTGATGAACTAATGCGACAAGGACATCTTTCGGAATTAGAAATTCAATGTATTGTTCTAAAACATCCACCACAAAAATTTGAAAACTATGAAGATGAAATTCAATATTTAATATCTCACGATCAGAGAAATAAATTTATTACAAATCTTGCTTTAGATTTAAAGGGAAATACTCTTGTTCTTTTTTCTAGAGTAGAAGCACATGGAGCAATACTCTATGAGAAGATAAATAACAACAAAGGTGAAAACCGCAAAGTATTTTTTATACATGGTGGAGTGGTCACTGAAGAAAGAGAACTAGTTAGAGAAATTGCAGAAAGAGAAAACAACGCTATTATCGTGGCATCTTATGGGACTTTTTCTACCGGTATTAATATTCGTAACTTACATAACGTTGTGTTTTCGTCACCATCAAAATCAAGAATTAGAAATCTTCAATCTATCGGAAGAGTTCTCAGAAAAGGAAAAGACAAAGTAAAAGCAACACTTTATGATATTGCTGATGATTGTTCATACAATTCAAGAAAAAATTATACATTGAATCATCTCATAGAAAGAATTAAGATATACAATGAAGAAAATTTCAACTATGAAATAATAACTATACAACTTAAAAAAAATGGGAATTGAAGAAGACTTTTATGCAACTCTTAAATTAAAAACAGGCGAAGAAATATTTGCCAAAGTGGCAGCATCTGAGGAAGAAGATAGAACTGTTCTTATTGTTACAAATCCAATTATCGTAAATGAAATAAGAACAAGGCAAGGTATTTCGGCATATAAAATAGAACCATGGTTGAAAACAACCAAAGATGATATGTTTATTATTAATTTAGATGATGTGTTAACAATGTCAGAGTCTTCTGATATAGAAATGATAGTACTATATCAAAATTATGTTAGACAATCAAATAAAGAAGCAAATAAACATTCGAAGATAAGTCGTCAAATGGGTTACATTTCAAATGTAAATGATGCTAAGGAAATATTAGAAAAGATCTTTAAAAATAGCTAAAATACATCTTATGAACCTCCACAAAGGTTATTATATACAGTTTGTTATACCTTGTCAACTATTTCTGAAAGTGTTATAATATCTACATAATAATGATAAAAACTTATGATAACTACGGCAGTCATGACCAAAAGAAAGAGGTCAGAGCATTACGTTAACAACAAAGAGTTTCTTACTGCTCTCATTAAGTATCGTGAGGATGTTGAAATAACATTTATTCAAAAGTATGGCAGAGAACCTACGAAAGATGATCGTTCTCAAAGATGGGACACAAAACCTCCTATTCCTCGCTACATTGGAGAGTGTTTTCTGAAAATTGCTAATCATTTGTCTTTCAAACCAAACTTCGTGAACTATATGTTTAAGGAGGATATGATCTCTGATGGAATCGAAAATTGCGTTCAATATGTTCATAATTTTAATCCTGAGAAATCCCAGAATCCTTTTGCTTACTTTACACAGATTATTCATTATGCGTTTCTCCGCAGAATTCAAAGAGAAAAGCGTCAGTTAGAAATCAAAAACAAAATCCTAGAAAGATCTGAATTCTCCGAAGTGTTTACAGACGACAATACAGTTGACGGTGGGAACTATTCCGATTACAATAGTATCAAAGACGGAGTTCACAGTAAGTTAAGGTATTGAATGAAAGTCGCTATCATTACAGACACTCACTATGGTGCAAGAAAAGGTTCAAAACTTTTTCATGATTATTTTGAACTTTTTTACAAGAATGTGTTTTTCCCGACGCTGGAACAGTACGAGATTGATACAATCATTCATATGGGTGATGCTTTTGATAGTCGTAAGTCAATCGATTATCAAAGTTTAGAGTGGGCTAAAAGAGTTGTATTTGAACCTCTTAAAAAATATGAGGTCCATATGATTGTGGGTAATCATGACAGTTACTACAAGAATACTAATAATACAAATTCTCCTCAACTTTTGCTGAAGGATTATTCTAATATTTGTACATATTCTTCTCCAACAGAAATTAAAGTTGGAAATCTTGATGTTCTTTTGCTTCCATGGATTTGTATGGAGAATGAAGAACAGTCTCTCCAGATGATTAAAAAAACCAAAGCAAAGGTTGCAATGGGACATCTTGAGTTTCAAGGTTTTCGCATAAATCGTCAAATTATCATGGAACATGGACTGGAAGCAAATCTTTTTACAAACTTCAAAAAGGTATTTTCTGGTCATTACCATACTCGTTCTGATAATGGAACCGTTTTCTATCTCGGAAATCCTTATGAGATTTACTGGACGGATGTAAACGATACTCGCGGATTTACTATTTTTGATACTGAAACGCTAGAACATACTCCAATCAATAATCCCTATAAAATGTTTTATAACATTTACTATGAGGATACTAACTATCAAACGTTTGATACCCGTGAGTATGAGAACAAGATTGTAAAAATTGTTGTTCGTAAAAAATCAGATATTAAAAAATTTGAAAAGTTTATTGACAAACTTTATGCCTCAAATATTGCTGAGTTAAAAATTATTGAAAACTTTGGTATTCAAGAACCTCAGGATTTTGAAGCATTTGAATCAGAAGATACTCTTTCCATCTTGAATAGATATATTCAAGAGGCAGAAATAAATCTTGATAAATCAGTAGTTCAAAAATTAATACAAGAAATATATCAAGAGGCATGTGAGATTGTTTAATGTTTATCTTAACAATTAATGGCAGAGAAACTGAGGGTGCATATTCTGTATTGAATGAAGAAGGAGAACATATTCTTTATTTGTTTGAAGAGGAAGATGATGCAGTTAGATATGCTATGATGTTAGAAGAAGATGACTATCCAGAAATGCATATTATTGAAATTGAAGATGAAGTGATGATAAAAACTTGCGAACTTCATGGATATCAATATACAATTATTACACCAGATGACATTGTAATTCCTCCAAACACTGATCATGATTTTATTTAAAATAATTCGTTGGAAAAACTTTCTAAGCACTGGTAATCAATATACCGAAGTTGACTTTACAAAGAATAAGACTAATTTAATTGTTGGTACAAACGGTGCAGGTAAGAGTACTGTTTTGGATGCCCTTACTTTTTCTTTGTTTGGAAAACCATTTCGCAAAATTAATAAACCTCAACTCATCAATTCTGTAAATGAAAAAGATTGTAGAGTTGAGGTGGAGTTTAGTATTGGTAATGTTGAATGGAAAGTTGTAAGAGGAATTAAACCTACTTTGTTTGAGGTGTGGAGAAATGGTTCTGTTCTAGACCAATCTGCTGCTGCATTAGACCAGCAGAAATGGTTGGAGCAGAATGTTATAAAGATGAATTTCAAAAGTTTTACTCAAATCGTTATTTTGGGTTCAAGTACTTTTGTTCCTTTTATGCAACTTTCTGCTGCTCATCGTCGGGAAGTGATTGAAGACCTTCTTGATATTAAAATTTTCTCTTCCATGAATATGGTCATTAAAGAGAAAATCCGTCAAGCAAAGGAAGAGATTAAAGTTCTTGAGTTGAAAAAAGAATCTTTACTTGACAAGGTAAAGATGCAGGAGAGTTTTATTGAAGAACTTGAGAACCGAGGAAAGGAAAATATTAAAGAAAAAGAAGAGAAAATTGGTCAGCTTCTTTCGGAAGAAAATAACTGGATAAATGTTAATCAGTGTAAAAATGAAGAAGTTGAAAGTTTACAGAATCATCTAGAAAAATATATTGGAGCATCGGACAAACTTCGTAAGTTGGGAAATCTTAAAGGAAAGATTTCTCAGAAAGTATCTACTATTACTAAAGAGCATAAATTCTTTACAGAGAATACGGTTTGTCCTACCTGCACACAGTCTATTGAAGAGATCTTCAGAATAAATAGAATTAACGACGCTCAAAATAAAGCAAAAGAGTTGCAATCTGGTTACGAAGAACTAGAACAAGCAATTAAAGAGGAAGAAGAGCGAGAGCGTCAATTCACCTCTCTATCGAAGGAGATCTCACAACTAACGAATGACATTTCTCAAAACAATACTAAGATCGCTGGATGTCAGAGACAAATCAGAGATCTTGAACATGAAATTCAAGTTCTTACCAAGAACCTTGCAAACCGAAATTCTGAACATGAGAAGTTAGAATCCTTCAAAAACAACTTAAAAACTACATACGACGACCTCGCTTCTAAAAAAGACGCAATTAACTATTACGACTTTTCGTATAGTTTACTTAAAGACGGTGGAGTAAAGTCCAAAATCATTAAGAAGTATCTACCGCTGATTAATCAGCAAGTTAACCGTTATCTTCAGATGATGGATTTCTATATTAACTTCACACTTGATGAGGAGTTTAACGAAACCGTCCAGTCACCTATTCATGAAGATTTCTCATATGCTTCTTTTAGTGAAGGTGAGAAAATGAGAATTGACCTTGCACTTCTGTTTACTTGGAGAGAAGTTGCAAGATTCAAAAACTCAGTCAATACAAATCTTTTGATTATGGATGAAGTGTTTGATAGTTCCCTGGATGGATTCGGAACAGAAGAGTTTCTTAAAATTATTCGTTATGTGATCAAAGATGCTAATATTTTTGTAATTTCTCATAAGACTGGTATGGAAGACAAATTTGAATCTGTCCTACGATTCGAGAAAGTCAAAGGTTTTTCGCGTATGGTGGTCTAAACTACCCAAGAACAATGCAAGTCCCAAATTGGAAGCACCATTCCAAGAAAGAACAAAAACGAAAACTGAAACCACAAGCACTGAGGCAAGCCAAAGCACGACTTGCCCAGTTCAAAAAGCGTCACATGGGTCGTCCAAAAGGCGACCTTTCTTTGTATGATGGTCTCATACGAAAAAAGATTCATGTCTGTCCGTCACGAAATCAAGTCCCAACTTGCTAAACTGCTTGCCACTGAGGACTTAGTGGTGGAGCACAAGAAAGTAACAACTGCTTGCTTTAACGTACATACTCGTGTCTTGACTCTGCCTCTGTGGGAAAAGGCAAGTGGACTGGTATACGATTTACTTGTTGGTCATGAGGTTGGTCATGCTCTGTTCACTCCCGATGAGGATTGGACTGAAACGGTAAAAGTTCCCCCTCAGTTTGTGAATGTGGTTGAGGATGCTCGCATTGAGAAACTGATGAAGCGTAAGTATGCTGGTCTTGCAAAGACTTTTTATAATGGATATAAAGAACTAAACGAAGACGACTTCTTTCAAGTCGCTGATGAAGATATTTCTACTTTTAATCTTGCCGATCGTATTAACCTTTATTTCAAGATTGGAAATTTTATTTCTCTCGATTTTAATCCAGAGGAAAAAGAAATTGTAAATTTGGTTAATGCATGTGAAAGCTTTGCAGATTCTCTGATTGCTGCCGAAGAACTTTACAAGTATTGTAAGAAAGAAAAGGAGCAGCAGCAGAAGGTTTCTGATTTTGATTCTCACGAGACTCAGGGAAATTCGGGATCTCCTGCAAGTGATTTTGTGGAGACTAATGACTCCTCTTCTGAACAAGAAGGGGAGAGTGATAACTCTTCTGAAAAAGAGTCTTCTGAATCCTATGGTGGAATCGCTCAGGGAGATAAAACTTCTTTCAATTCTTCTGAAACTGAACCAGATATCCGAACTGCGGATTCACTTGAAGAAAAAATTCGCAATCTTGTCGGAGAGCAGTCTGATGAAAACGTTTACGTTGAGATTCCTCAGGTAAATCTTGATACCATTATTGGTACTAATTCGAAAGTTCATGTGGACATTGATAATTCGTTTTCGCATCAACAGAAAATTCATAATGAACATGCAAAAGAAAGGGGATATTCTCAAATAAATCTTTATAAAGAGTCTGATATTTCTTTTAAAAAATTTAAGTCTTCTACCCAAAAGGAAGTTAATTATCTTGTAAAAGAATTTGAGTGCCGTAAGTCGGCGGATCAATATGCTCGTGCATCAACTGCCCGTACAGGAGTTCTTGATACTACTCGTCTTCATACTTACAAATATAATGAGGATCTATTCAAGAAAGTTTCTGTAATTCCTGATGGTAAGAATCATGGTCTAGTCTTTGTTTTGGATTGGAGCGGTTCTATGGCAGACGTGATGCTTGATACTTGCAAGCAACTGTTTAATCTTGTTTGGTTCTGCAAGAAAGTTTCTATTCCTTTTGAGGTTTATGCTTTTACCAATGAGTGGCGACGTGGTGAGTATGATTATGAAAATGATCGTTATCTGGCATCTGATCGTACTCCCCATTATCAGAAAAAGGATGGTTTGATCTGTGTAGATGAAACCTTTTCTATGATGAACATTCTTACCAGCAAAGTTTCTGGTAGTGTTCTCGAAAACCAAATGTTGAATATTTGGCGTCTTGCTTATTGCTTTGAGAATCCATATCGTTGTTCTTATACTCATCCAAATCGTCTTTGTCTTTCTGGAACTCCTCTTAATGAAGCTTTGATTACTCTTCATCAAATCCTTCCAAAATTTCAAAAAGAAAATAAGTTGCAGAAAGTTCAATGTATTGTTTTAACTGATGGAGAAGCAACTCAACTTATTATGCATAAAGAGTCTAAACGACATCCTCAGGGAGGAACTTACATTGGAACTGGATACATTTATCCAGGAACTACTTTTCTTCGTGATCGTAAGGTTGGAACAACTTATAAGTTTGGGTATGGATATCATCAGTTTACTGATGTTCTTCTCAGGAATTTGAAAGATAAATTCTCGTCAATTAATTTCATTGGTATTCGTGTTCTTGAAAGTCGAAATTTTAGTCGATTTGTCAACATGTATCATGATAATGATACTAAGGAGTATCAAAAAATTCAGAATGATTGGAAAAAACTAAAGAGTTTTACCATCACCAAGTCTGGATATGATGCATACTTTGGTATGTCTGCAACTGCACTTTCACAAGATACTGAGTTTGAAGTTGCTGAGGATGCCACTAAGTCACAAATCAAATCTGCTTTTGTCAAGTCTTTGAAGACTAAGAAACTAAATAAAAAACTTCTTGGTGAGTTCATTTCTCTTGTTGCCTAAATATCTAAAAAGTATCTACTGATATGAAAACCTTTCAAGAGTTTATGATGATCGCCGAAGGAATGACGATGAGGGACTTCAAACAACAAAGAAGTCGCCAGAAGCAAAAAGAAAAGAGAGCAGCAGATAAGATTGCTCCTAATCGCAGAAAGGATATTCATACTGATAGATATTCTCCTGAGAGAGCAGCAAGACATCGTTTTAATGTAGATCCTGATTTTGATGAGGGCCCAGCAGCAGACGAAAGAAACTATCCTGGTGGTAAGTTGAAGAATCCTAAGAAGATTCGCAAGGCAAAAGCACTTGGAGAACTTGGTGGATAGTGGCATGAAACAAAAATTTCCACTCGAACACTTAATCAAATACGATACCAAAGAAGTGTGGGTGATTTGTAACAGCGCAATTACTGCTATGGGTATTCCTGCGATAGTAGAGAAGTTTTATCCTGGTTATAAAGGAAAAATTGCCAACAGAGAATCCTTTGAAAAATTGAAGAACCAGTTGGCAAACTGACCACTGGGGGTCCTAGTGACCCCTTTTTCGTTTTATAATGACTTTAGTTAAAAACTCCATTATGTCTCGCACCAAAATGAACGACGATCAGATTCTCACCGATCTTCGAAATACTTTCGGTAAAGAATTTACTGCCGCAGATGTTCGTGGATATTGTGCGTCAAAAAATGTTTCTTATCCTACTGTAACCAAGCGTCTTGATCCCTTCAAAGTCGGTCGTGGTAAGTGGAATCTAGAAGTGACTCCAACCGTCATTGGTAAAATGGAGAAGGCATATCAAGCACCTGCCGCTCTGCCTGCTATCGAACAAAATCTCATTCCCGATAAAGATGATACCTTCGTCAAGTTTGGTAACTTTAATG